TCATTGATAAGTAGCCCTCCTAGCTGCACCCATTTGTTTTTCTAACGCGAATTGGTAGCCATTTATGACGGCTTCATCCCATGTCTGGCCACTATTCAAAGCCCGTTGAAGAGCGACCGGATCCGGCAATGCAAGTTGGTTAAGCTCAAAAGCTGAAACATTTGTTGCACCAGAAATGCACCTGAAGTAGCGCTCCACGGCATACGAACTGAGAAGCTCTACCAACTCTGTTGGAGAAAGAACAGGTATATCGATGATTTGCTCGATGATGACTACATGATTTTCTCCAACAAACCCACCATAGATTTCGAAGATATCCTGAGAGACAGTAGCCGCAACAAGGCGTCGGGGTTGTTCATTCGAGGTTACTCGTTGCAATACTATACAAGGTGACTCAACCACTGATGAGCTCGTTTTACTACCAAGATCAACAAAACGGTGTTCTCCATCCCGTTTAGAGTTCTCTTCTATTCGTACGATCCCTTTACTGGAAATATCTCGCGACCACAATAGAGGGATTACCCTCCCTGAAGATGCCAGTCTTGCGTCCTGAAGTGACTCGTATTTCGGTCGTTTGTCTCGGTTCCAGACATAAGCACCGATACGCACCCTATAGCCATAGTCAAATAATCGAAAATGGGAAAAACATACTGTCCTAACGAGATCCACGTCCTCAATAGAACGAGGAATAGGCCACGCGGCACCTGCATGCGGTATCGCACACTCCCCGATGCTCCTGTATTGACCAGTACCAGAAACAACTGACACTCTAGCACGTGTATTAGTACGATCTTCTTCAAGACGACGACGCAAGATACTCAATGCTGTTTCTTGCTCGACATCGATAAATACACCCTGTCGATCACTGACCATTCCGATATGTTCAATATCTGTGTTACGAACAAGGAATTTTCGTAGCCGACTAAAATACTGACCTGATAGGAAGCTAGTAGGAGTCACAAGCGCAGCGCAACCACCGTCTCGCAATAAACGAATGCAAAGAGTAATGAACAAGCAGTAAAGATTTGGTTGTGCGTCAATAACTTCAGCGTACATAGGCCGCAAAGGTCGCAGCTCTTCTGCTGTCATTTTACGATAGGGAGGGTTACAGACCACTACATCCACCCTCCCCATATTTGTCTCCAAATCAGTTAATGAATTCGCCTGATAAACATTAAATCTTGGAACATACTCAGACTCTTGGATCTCCTCGTGGAGAGCCATACAGAGGAAGTGTTTGGACAGTTCACACAAAGTCGTGTCCAAATCGGTACCATGAAGGTGCTTTTCGATGTGCTTGAGAATTTTTCTTGGTGCTAGCCCTCTTGCCAACAGTGCCATTCGCATTCGTATTGCGATCGGCGCAAGGAAAGCAGCTCCTCCGCAGGCTGGGTCCATGAACGATTGACTTCCAAAGTCGGTACCTTGCTCGGCTAAGTCGTTGAGTAGTCCATCCGTCAACGACACAGGAGTGAAGAACATCGCCATCTTTTTGCGGTAGCTATCTTCAGTCAGGATTGCATAGGAAGAGCTGAGCCAGTATGTAGCATCAAGGAACCCTAGTTTTTCAAGGACGGCGACGAAAGCTGACACCTCCGGTTCGGCAGCCAAAGGCTGTGAATACGGTAGTGACGATTCAGGAAGAGCAGGATACGCATTGCTGCACCAAACTCGCAGGATAGTGCCTATAAGCGTTGTAGCATCAACATCGCAGCGCCTCTGCAATAGACCAAGCGTTCGAATACGTCGCTTGATGGACAGTTTTGACAGTATTGTCACCTACATCACCACAGATATAGAAAGCGACATAGCATGCGCAATATTGTTCGTCCATGTGTTCTGCATTGATCACCCTTGTGCATAAGTTCAATTCAATAATCACAACTTGAGCCAAGTTGTTACGCAAATAACCCCATATATAGCGCGAGAATCTGAGTCCATTCGCTCATCGTTAGCTGTAATCCACCCCCTCTAACTGGATAGGGCTTTTACGGGTTGATGAAGTTGTCGAGCTGGGCCTTGCCAAGGTCATCATCCCTAGTGATTTTCATTACATAGCGCTCGTCTTTAGCCATCTGTCCAAGATTGAGGTTGACCAGCGCCCGTCGCATCCGGTCAGCATGATCGATGGGCGACACAGCATACTCCGGTTTAAAAGAGAACTGGTGCTGATGTTCTCATGAATACGGGGATGTATGGGAGAGTTATGAGTCCAAAACTTGAGCTGGAACATACCTGAAGCGTTATCAAAGGAATAATCACCTACCCAGATGGCTAATTACGCAGACCGGCAAGCTCGTTTCACGCTGGCGGGCGACACCCCAGCCGCGCTGGCTCTTGAACTTTATAAACTCAGTTATCTTTAGATACCTCGCAATCTTCGTCCCAGTTTGGGGGATTCACAAACGTGACTGTCGATTTCACCTGCATGCTCCCGTGGCGAACGCCCGAATTTTCTCGCTGCCCCCCCATCGCCGTACTTCTTGGGAGCCAACTTCGAGGCCAGCCATTTACGAGCATCGATCTGCAGGCGGGCACGAGCAATCACATCATGGTTAACTTTCACGTTCCCGTTGGCGTCGAGGAAGGTGTCATTGCTGCCGTCATCGGCAATTTGGAGGATCTCGTCGGCCAGTTTGTCGGCAAGATCCTCGCGCGCGCACGCGTACTGGTCCCTAAATTCTATGTAGCGTTCATCAGCCAACCAGCGCATCACCATGGATTTGGACGGCATGCCCGGACGAGCCAGCACTGCGCGTAGACTCACCCCATCAGCAATGGCGCTACATATGGCCTCCCCCAACTCGTTTGTGTATGCGCTCCGACGGCCTCTTGTTACCGTCTTGGGATTCGACGTATTGGTTTCCACAGTGGAAACCTGAGGAGTGAAAGCTGGGCTCATAACCTCAGTTGTGGCATTCACATGTTCAGCGCCACTTATAGGGGCCGTAGGCATAGCTGAAGATGAGGCAGCGTTAACAGGTGTTGTGACTCTTGACCATTTGTGCATCTTGGCCCGCTTGTTAATGGCGGTATGTGAAATGCCGTGCTCTATCGCTATCTGGCGAACACTCTGGCGGCCAGCACAGTACGCAAATTCGATACTGCGCCAGTCTGGGTAATCTGTTGTATGCATAGGGGAATAGGTCATAGGCTACCAGTATTTACGAGGGAACAAACTGGTATCCAGCCCTACAGGGGGGAACTCCCGTCAGTACAAACGCGTCAGTGCGGCAAGAAGTTGTCTGTGATAGTCACTTGGTCACTATGTTGATAAACATCCCGCCATCATTGGGCTAGCAGCAAGTAACCGTGATTTTTCATGGTCTCTGTGAGTCACTCACATCACTCTTTTGAGCACTGCTTTCACTGATCCATCCACTCATTGCGTCATCTCCCATCTGTCATCCATCAAGAAGCATCAGGGCAGTGACCTAGTGACAAACAGTGACCATGAATCAATGTTGGTCACTGCATCCCAACCCGGGCAGGACAAGGCATTCACACAGTAAAGTGACTCAGTGACTATGAAATGGGGTATGCCCCCTCCCCTCAAGTTAGCAAAAAAGGCCCCGCAAGGAGCCCAATGCTGTTCACTTAAGAGAATTTGAGTTCCAGTCCACGTAGTATCAGGGCTAAAAAATGAGGGAGGCATGATGCCTCCCTCTTTCTATTGCAAGCCACGCAGGATAAAGGCGGAAAGAAGATCGACTGGAAACAGCCTTGCTCCCCCAACTCAAGTCGCATTTATGAATAATCAGTCAAAAAAGTGCTTATCTGAACAGCATTGCCGCAAGGAGCCTTCTTGTCACCGCCGTTTGGCCTCATTAAGTCATATCGGCCTACAGGGCCCGCGGAAGATACTCCTCTGCCTGCTCGGTGAGTGCAACATTGGTTTGAGTGTGACCATTGGTCTTGCGCGTCTTGTACTCCGCACCCAGCTCCTTTGCAGCCTGTTTGACGGCTTTGCTGAATGAATTAAGCGAGAGTGGGCGGTTCAAGCCGTGGTACTCCAGGTAAGCCAGGTAGAGGTGATACAGGAATTTTCTCGGCTCCTTCGTCACAGCGACATTTCCCCCCATACAGAGCCCTTTCGGCTCAGCCAGAAACACCAAGGTGGCGCAAAAGTCGAGTACGTGGTCAGCCTCGCGTTTCACCGCCAGCGCATCAGCACCATCCCGTTGCTCCTCCAGCAGACGCTTGGCCTGGTCAGGGTTGGCAAACCGGGTCAGCAGATGGCGAATGATCACCGGTAACTCAGCGGCAATCTTGTCGCCAAGGGCCCCATCCCGATCAGCAGATGCCACCACACGCCCGAAATGGAAGATCACCCGGCGACGAGCGATCCCCCCGTTGCGCTCGTTAAACACCATAGGCACGTTGTTGGTGACCATTATTACAGCAGGGATCCGGGTGCTGAAAATCGTCTTACCTTTAGGGTTGACCGATACTTTATCGCCGCCAGTGATCGCCTTAAGCACGTGGCCATCGCCAACGTACGAAGGTTGGTCCGGCAACAAGATCAGGCGTTTGTCCCAGACACTTTCCAGACCAAATTGGCTCTCGAGCAGCTTCATCGAGCTACTACCCACATTTTCTTGGCCAACCAGCAATTCACACAGTGCCGCCATGACCGATTTGCCACTGCCGCCTTCCCCCGTTACCTCCAGGAACAGTTGCCAGTCGTAGCGATTCGCCAGCACCATGAACAGTGCCGCCTTAATGCGATCCATCTTGGCCATGTCACTGTCTGTCGCGTAGCTCAGCCACTTCATGAAGTGAGGGGCACCCTGCTCCAGCAACTCCCCCACCAGCGGCTCGCTGTATTCGATCCCGTTGTGAGTCAGCAAACCATCGACGAGGGAATGCGGGCGAAACGCGCGGAGCACTAAGTCATAGACCCCATTGGCAAAACCAATCAGGTTGAGTGCCGGGCGTGGTATCTCATCAAGGCCCAGTTTCATGGTATCCACAGCAGTGTTGATTACCCGGGCACTATAGTATTTGGCGCCTTGCTGCTTAAACATTGCAGCCATACGGCGCGCAAGCACCGCATCCGGCATCGACTCCCACAGGCTGCCGGTGTAACGGTATACCAGGCTCGTGTCGACATTGATGGCCAGGGTTCCCAGACTAGCAGCCAGTGCCTCACCGCGCTGGCAGGCACTCATCTGATCCAGTATCAGCACTGCATCGCCCTGCTCAGGGTGCAGAGAAACAACATTGGCCGCCAGCAAAGAACCTGTTTTTTGGCTGGCCTTCTTATCGGCCAACAGTTGACGTTTCGGCGGGGCTTGGCGTGGCTCCTGCATCCCCTTCTGGTGCGCACTGGCAATAGTCGCCTTGACCTCCAGTGCAGATTGGCCAGACGCCATGCCAGCAGCAAACAACTGACGCTCTGCGTCGGCGTGGCAGATCTCTCCACCAGCGACCAATTGCGCCCCCCCCAGCGCCTCCCGGTTGAGTGTCTCGTTCCGGCTCCCCATCGGCGCGCTGACAATCGCCTCACAGGCACTCGTCAACGCTCTCTCGCCATAGCGGCTGGTCTCTGCGGAGCTGACCATGGGGGCCAGCACCTTTGGCTCATGCTTGGGTTTGGTGATCCACGCCAACAAGATGGCAGGAGCCTCCGGTAGAGCGGCCAGTTGGGGGATGGTATCGCCGCGCAGCACCTTACCGGCTTTGATGTAGATCAGCTGATTGCCGGTCTTTACATCTACGCCCGCCAGTCCATTCGCGTTGTTGACGCTCTGCTTCAAGCTGGCAAGGTCTACCCCAGCAGGCAAGCGGAACAGCCAGTGATACGAACCGTCAGGCTGGGTGTCGGTGAGCATCCGGTACTGGATCGGGAGCGTCTCATTGGGCAATCCGAGCATCGCCAGCAGATCCCTGGGGTGCGGCGCCTCGGGTACCTTGTTACCGTCCAGGTCCAGCAGGACCATTTCATCCAAGCGAACACCAAACAGGGTGTCATCCTCACGCACCATGGAGGACGGGTAGCGCTGCTCATTGCCATAGGGTTTCGGGTTGCCGTTGTCCTGATACGGAATGACAGCGTGGCCGTTGGCCTCGATATTTGCAGCCTTGGCTTGCAGGGTGGCGTTCATACCGTACCCCCTACCACGCGCAGCATGGCACGCTTGTGATCGAACAGTGACACGCCGTCATCGTTCTCATAGGCTTCCTGAAGGCGGTGCATTTCCTCGATGCGCGCGCTGTTGGTGCTTGGGGAAGCACCATACAGGGCGAACTGGCCACAAATAGCATCCCTGCTAATTATCCCCGACTTTGCGCGGCACAGGCTTTTGCTTGCCAGCGAGCGCGCAGGTGCTACGCTCTCAGCGCCAGGTTTAATTATCTGGCCAATATCAAACATGCTAACCGAAGAGGCCGCCGTACCATGGCGGCTCTTTTTTGCGTAATTGGTGACTGTCATCCTCGCCTCCTTACGCCTCACGGCTCTTCTGGATCTGGGCGATGAGCCATGCTTCCAACTCCTCTTCAATCCAACCAACGGCTTTTGCGCCGATGGACACCGGTTTGGGAAAGGTCGGGTCATAAACATTGGGGTACTTCGGATTGGGACGCATTTTGGCGTAGATGGTAGAGCGGGACAGCCCGGTGCGGGCTTCAACCTCATTACGGCGAATAATGGTCAGAGTGGGTTTGCTTTCTTTAGCCATGTTAGTCATTCCCTGTCATGTACTGGAACGAAATGCACCAGCATGGCTCCTTATTTTTATCATTTCGTCACCAATTACTAACCCTACAGGGGGAAACCCCGTCAGAGACGCACTTGACAAGGGAAATTAAATGGCGAGTAGGTGTGGATGACTTCCTGGAACAGCAGCGAAATCTGCTGTTGAACGGCGGAACCGGGACGGGTCAAACCCACCTGGCATCGCCTTGGGACGCAATGCTGAGGGCCGGGTCAAGCGAGAGCGTTTCTATACAGTGGTGTACTGGTCAGCGAACTGGAGCAGGAAAAGGTGGCAGGCAAAGCCGGGCTGCTTGCCATTCGGTTGGTCAATGTCGATGCAGTGATTCTGGGCAAACTGAGCTATCTGCCGTTTGCCGAAAGCGGAGGCGCTCTGCTGTTTCACCTGATCAGCAAGCTGCGCAAGCGCACCAGCCCGCTCCTGACCTCCAACCTGGCCTTCTGCAAGTGGAGAAGATGACAATGGCGATGCTGGATAGGATCATGCGAGTTCATCGAGACAGGCAACGACTCCTATCGCTTCAAACAGAGGATGAAATCAGCCAGCTAACCCTGGTCAATGTTGGACGCTGATCCCTGGTCATTTTTCGATGCTGATTGACAACCCGATCCGTCTATACAGACAGACTGTTTGGCAAGTGAATTACATTGCTCTCCAACCCGGTAAATTCATGGGGTGGCACATAGTGATGCTTGCAACAGTCCAGCCAGTCAGCCCACCATTGCACCATCTGTTGCCGCTGGGTGATAAACTCTGCCCGATGAATGTAAGCCGCCCGCACACCGTTACGCTCCTTATGGCTCATCTGCCGTTCAATTGCATCCTCACTCCATTGACCTGATTCAAGCAGAGCGCTACATGCCATCGTCCGGAAGCCATGACCGCATACCTCAACCTTGGTGTCATAACCTAGCTGGCGCAAGGCACTATTCACTGTGTTTTCACTCATGGGTTTTGATACATCATGGTCACCGGCAAATACCAGATCAAAACGCCCGGTCAAAGGGCGGATCGCCTCAATGATGGCCAGTGCCTGGCGTGACAACGGCACAATGTGCGGTTCTCGCATCTTGGCACCACGATGTGAGTATTTGACCCCTTCAATGGGGGGGCGGGACGCCGGGATCGTCCAGATTGCTCGCTCGATATCGAGCTCATCCCAGCGCATGAAGCGCAATTCACTCGAACGGACAAAGGTTAACAAGGTGAATTTCACCGCCATCTTGGTCAGCAGGCGTCCCGAATAACTATCGAGACGACGCACCAGCTCGGGAATATCCTGTAGCGGCAGCGCGGGATGATGCTGGACTTTGCGAACCGACAACGCCCCCGTCAAATCAGCGGCAGGATTGGTCTCAATCAAATCAGTTCGCATTGCATAACTCATTATGCCATTGATGTGTTGCCGCACTCGTCCTGCCAAATCAAGCGCATTTCGCTGCTCTATCTTACGCAGTGGAACAAGCAGGTCACGAGTCTTGAGTTCGGCAACGGGGCAATGGCCAATCAATGGAAACACGTCTTTTTCAAGCCGGGTCAAGATGCGTGAAGCGTGATCGGAGGACCACTTGCCAGCATTTTTTACATGCCATTCACGGGCAACAGCCTCAAAACTATTCACTTGTTTGCGGGTAATGTCGTTACGCACCTGCTGCTTATGGACGACAGGGTCAATACCCTTGGCCAACAAATTTCGTGCGGCAGCGTGTTTGGCACGGGCCTCCGTCAACGACAGGATGGGGTAATCGCCAAACGCCATCAGCCCGGCCTTACCATCTGGCTTGGTGAACTTGAAGCGCCACGAACGGGTACCGTTCTTTTTGACCAATAAGTGCAAGCCATTCCCATCGAACAGGGAATAGTCTTTTTCTCGCGGGCGGGCATTGCGACACTCGGTATCAGACAAGGGTTTGGTAGTTCGCGGCATTGGTATACGACTCCTTTATCGAATCGATGTATACCTAAGCGTATACCAATTTATAGCGGATGTGTTAGGAATGACTCGGAATGTTCTGGACGTAAAAAAACCAGAGACGTTGAATTCACTGGGTTTTTTGAACTTTTTCGGAATACTTTAGAAGTATTAATGGTGCCCGAGGCCGGAATCGAACCGGCACGACGCGAACGTCGAGGGATTTTAAATCACCAGTGTTTTTAAGCTATATCTTGGCTAGATGAATATTTTCCTAATAAAGAGCTGCTCGCAACCCATTGTTTTAACAAGTGGTGTTGAGTGATTATTAGGAAATGAATGCATCCATTTGAAGCCGTAAATCTGAGCAAATCGGCTGATGCTTTTTGCCAATGGCTCAATTTATTTACACCATGAACCATCGGTTTCTCTTGCAAGCCACCAAGAGCCAAGGCGAGCTGATAAAGGCTAGCCACATCATGCATTTATGATTAACCAATCTTGGCTTTCTATAGCTTTCAGTGGCTCTTTGCTTGGCCCCATTTTGGCCCCAAATGACAGATTTCCACATCTTTTGGCCCCAGGATGGCCCCAAATTGGCAGATGATTTCTTGGCGCGATCATAATTATTGTTGATGCCGGAAGCGCAAATTCTTGCTGATAGCCAGCAGCCACTTCCAACATTTCCCCCTCACTTTTTGCCTCAGCCTGGAATGGGCCGCAGCACGCAGCTCCGATCCTAAAGTACACATCAAACTCCATCTCAACCTCTAAAGAATCACATCACTGGTATGACCAGGCGGAATCTACAGTCATGGTGTCAGCAAAGATATTGGTTGGCCGCTACATTTTTTCATATATGAAAAACCTGTCAGATCTGACAGGGTACAATTGAGCACGGGCAACGTTGTAACTCGGGAGTTGCCCAATGAAGAACAGACGAAAGGCCTATCTGACCGCCGCCGAACTGGATTATGTGGCTGCCGCGAAGCGCTACCTGGCCGCCATTCTGGCTGAAAAGGGTATTAGCGAGTCGCAACTGGAGGAGATGACCGGGATCCCGGTCTCAACCCTGAGCCGCTGGTTATCGCAGGAGAGGGGTGAGTTCATGACGCTGGCTGATGCCGCGCTGATCTGTCGCGCTATCGGGATCGATGTGCAGGCCATGCTGCCGCCGGCAACTTGGGATTTCTCGTATCCAGAGAGTTCGCAGATGCTGGTGTTTTTTATGGGTATACCACTGCCACACTTGAAGTGGCTTGCAGATACTTATGAGAAAGGGTTGGTCACCCTGTGCAAGTAATATCGTTTTGATTTAAATGCCATTAACAGAACTTGCTGAGATGAACATAGTGCCTGAGTCTTTGTGGAAAGCTAAAAAAGAATGCCCCGGCAATTGGCCGGGGCAGCTACCAGGTAAACGCCTGCACAGCTTCGACACTGGCTAGCGTAGCCACCGCCAGTTCGGCGGCGTTGCTGGCCTGCCGGTTCTGTTCACGCAGGGTGAGCACATCGGCTACCGTCTCGAACCCTGTCTCGCCTAGCAGCTCACGCTCCTGCGCCCGTTGCAACCGCCAGTCTAGCGCGGTGATGCGGCGCTCAGCCTCGGCTTTTATCTCGACGACTTTAGCCGCCTTCGCCTCGTCCAGAGTAATGGGCTGTGGAATGGGCTCTGGCTCTGGTTCGGGCTTGGCCTTCTCGCGCCAACTATTCGGATAGAATTTATCAGCAAAATCCGCATCTGCAATGATCGTATTGATGACAGTCCCAGAGCTGTCTAGGATTTCAATTTCCATTATCCCACCCTCCGAATAGCAACGAGGCCCTCACCGTTAGTACCAGATGACTTATACCCTGGGATTCTATTAAGCCACCCACCCTCTCCAGCTTGCCCGTGAGTCGCTGTTGACCCACAGTCAATCGATACGTTGGTGCCTGACAGCATTTGAACAACAGGTACACCCGCTGGACCGCCGGCTCCGCCGAATGCCCCTCCAGCCCCACCGATTGCAGCGTAAGAGAAAATACCACTTGACGAGACCTTGATTAACACTCCTGATTGGCCGTTAGAGTTAAAAAGCCCACCACCGCCCCCACACGCGAAGATGTCGCCGTTTGTATCGGCCTCCGCCCCATCTCCACCTTTTTCGTTTATGTCTCCGCCTGAAGCACTGCCCCCAGTTTTTGATTTTGCCCCATTCGCTATCATGTTCAGCGCAGCATCAGGGCATACAACTGTCGAGTCGCCTCCAGAAGCCCCTACAGTAACGACTACGCTCTGCCCCTTCTGCAGGGGGCGAGAAAGACATATAGATATACCGCCTGCGCCACCGCCCGCGTCAGTACTGCTGCGCGCGCGAGCTGACGCAGAGCCAGCGCCATGCCCTCTCCGTGTATTTTGCGACGCATAGCCGTTACGAAACGTTGTGTGTCCACCACCGATAACGATAATCTCGTACTCGCCGTCATCAGGTACAGTCCACGAACTACTACTAAAGAAAACAAACCAAGGGTATTCGATAGGCCCAGAAGAGCTGGAACTCGCCAAATCAGCAACAGCCTTTTGGGTCAGCTTAACCTCGTTAAGAATGACCGGATCTAGTGCGCTCATGCGCCCCCCTCTGTAGTCGTGAAGCCGGTAAGACTGCCAGCCTGATAGGTGTATGTGGTGGTTCTGACAAGCTGCCCCAGTGTCTCCACCGCGCTGGTCAGCCGACCGTCTGTGTAGCTGTACGCCGTCACCCGCTCCACGGCAGCCAGTTGCTCGGTCATTTGGGTCAGCAGGCCATTGGTGTAGACAAATGCTGCGCCGCCAGCTGGTAGCAGTGGTGCAAAATTGCGGCTCACCGCCTCAAGATCATCAATGGATGGAACGTTAAGATTCTGCCTGGCGATCTCCACACTGGGCAGATCGGCCAGGTTCTGCTCTTTGAGTAGCGATCCGCCAGTGGCCTGATCAACCAGCTCTTCCGCCTTCTTGGCGGCGGCGGCGGCTCGGGTCTCATGCCCCTCGGCCTTGGTTGCGGCATCAGTGGCAAGCGCAGCCTTGGCAACCGCCGTGGCGGCCGCTGTAGTCGCATCCCCCGCTTTGGTGGTCGCCGTCTGGGCAGCAGTGCCAGCCTCGCTCTCATGCCCCTCGGCCTTGGTTGCGGCATCAGTGGCAAGCGCAGCCTTGGCAACCGCCGTGGCGGCCGCTGTAGTCGCATCCCCCGCTTTGGTGGTCGCCGTCTGGGCAGCAGTGCCAGCCTCGCTCTCATGCCCCTCAGCCTTGGTTGCTGCATCAGTGGCAATCTTGGCCTTGGCAACCGCTGTGGCGGCCGCTGTAGTCGCATCCCCGGCTTTGGTGGTCGCCGTCTGGGCAGCAGTGCCAGCCTTGCTTTCATGCCCCTCAGCTTTGGTTGCGGCATCAGTGGCAATAGCCGCCTTATCAACCGCCGTGGCTGACGCCGTGGTGGCCTCTCCCGCTTTGGTGGTCGCCGTCTGGGCAGCAGTGCCAGCCTTGCTCTCATGCCCCTCAGCCTTGGTTGCGGCATCAGTGGCAATAGCCGCCTTATCAACCGCCGTGGCTGACGCCGTGGTGGCTTCTCCCGCTTTGGTGGTAGCCGTTTGTGCTGCGGCCTTGGCTTCTGTAGCAAACCCCCCAGCCTGCTCTACAAGCGGCAAATTCGTATCAAACCAATCCTGACTAGCAGACACAGATTTTAATACGCTGGAAAGAGACGGTACCGTGATTTTTGTCCCGTCTGGTTTTGTCAGTGTGATATCATCATCACCAGACATAAGTAATTCCAGAGTGTCCAAGTTTTCTTGGTAATACGCAAACATCGCTGATATTCGCTGAGCATATTCACTCGGTGAATCTATTAATGCGGTTTCTATACCGTATTTAGAATCTACAAGCGGTTCGCCTCGCCAAGCCTCGACCAAATCCAACTCAGTGTCGGAGATGATTGAGCCAATCTCCACCACCTCACACCCAACCGCTAACTGGATGAACATTATATGTCCAGGTCTAGCTGGTGCCTGATGGCTTTTCCACTTTGTGTTTACACCTATCACCCGTTTAGAACCAACTAAACAACTTATAGTCCCACGTCTAATCCATGCCATAAGTTTATACCAACTTTATCTTTTAACTCCGAGCATCATAATGTTCGCTTTACGCAGATTATATGAGCCAGCGTGGTAAGTATTACCGACAGCAAATTCAAAAGTGTAGGTTCCTGCTGGCAAATCCACCTGATTGAACATGATCACACTCGCAGAAAAAGTATCCATTATACTATCGCTTTCAGCCCAAGAATAAATGATATTACCGTAACGATCCCGCACAATTAAATGTGCGGTAAAGTTGGTACTACCACCTTCGGCTAATGCAATACCGTTAAGTAAAACGACACATGATGCACCTGTATTAAATGTTACCGTATCTGTAATACATCCAACTGAAGTTGCGCCTTGATTATTTGAAATCTTTACATCAACATTGACAGATTTATAAACAGGAATGGAGACAGCATTCTTTGCAATATTAAGCGTGTCTACGAAAGCACCTTCCGCGTAAAGTCTATTTGTTTTAATTTGACCGTCATTTGAAATGACTGTGTGCCATGTTTCACCGAACGCCGGATAGGGGCCACCCTTGCCAAACGCTGCGGAACTACCTTTAAGTACGGAGTTAGTAATTGTCGCAGCGTCTACAGTTTTCACCTTAATATAATCAGAAATTAATGTTCCAATCTCGGCCATATCCATGATCGCCGCGTTGATGTATACACGACCATTTTTCACAACAAACGGGTGGCGTTTACTGGTCGCCCCCTGAGCCCTGGACAGCACAGCAAACACATCGGCATCAATTACAAATGATGACAGCACGCTACCATCGGATGACATCTCGACAGAGAGGCCAAACCCGGCAACCGAGCCATTCAGCTGGGCCTTGGTATACCAACCGGCACGCACCTCCCCTTTTACCGAGGCAACTGCCTCGCTGACGGTTTGCACGGCTGCTGAGTTTTGCCCGGCCTTGGCCTCCACTTGCGTCACCCAGCGAGATATGGCCTGATCCGCAGTCGCCCTGACAGATGACTCCTGCAGAATGGCTGCGTGATTTTCTCCGACCTGAGCCCCCAGCGTTTCAATTCTGCTGGCGTGGGCTTCCTGCTCGGTAGCCATCGCCTCTTGTCGCACCGTCAGCATGCCAACATTTTTACGCCGCCCCTGATCCGATTCAGCACCAGCCAGGGCCGCCGCCAGACCGGCACCAGCAGCCGCATCGGCGCTAGCCTTGAGAGACTCCAGAGATTGAGCCAGCGAACCATCCTCCAGGGCCTCAGTGATCTCTGTGATACCGTCCTTGATGCTGTCAACATCGAGCGCGATATCTTTGATGCTCTCAATGGGCTTGCGCAACTCTTCGCGCAAATGCTCAGCGCCGATCTCGCCATCCATCATGTCGAGAATGGAGTCGATGTCGTAAGCGGTTCGAGCCTTGGCTGCCAGCAGCTCTGATTTTCCATAGGCGTTGACGGTTCTCAGCCAGACAAAATATTCAGTATCTGGCCGCAGCCCCTGCAGCGTCATAAACGGCGCGATGCCACACCATTTGGCTTTATCCATCGCCTCGCCGATCGGGTGCTCAACGTGACTGAACCACCACTCACACATGGCAGCAGGCTGGGCGCCACCATACCAGACCGGACGGAGCGCCAAGCTCCAGTTGCCAGCCTCAACATCAAGACCGACCGGCACAACTGGCGCCTCAATGGTGAAGTGAACAGCAGCGGGGGGAGACAGCCTGCCGGTATACCCTACCGCCCTGACCTGCGCCGTATAGGAGCCCATCACCAGACCATTCAGCGGGCAGGAGTCACCAGGGGCCGCCACGGTTAACACGGTGCGTGGTGGCTGACCTGGCTCAAGATGCTGAACGATCACCCGGTTATCTGCGACCTGTCCAACGTTGCGCCAATAGAGACGCCCCTGTACTGTCTCGCCGATCTGCTCGACCTCGTAACGCAACTGATCAGGCGCCGCAATACCGCCACTTGGCAGCCCACTCAGCTCCGGGCGCTCCATCGGCTTGCCGGTAGCATCAGCCCAGATTTGCGAACTCTCCTGGCGAAGGGTGAGATTTACACCAGTGCCAAGCGAGAAGTCCCAATCGGTAACACGGAACTCAACCCCATTCATGCCAAGCGCGGGCAGGAATAACTTGACCAGCGAGCCAGGCCGGTACTGCCATCCTGAAAGATTGAGCGAGAGGGTCATGGTGCTGGCAAAGCGGCGCTGGTGAAGCACGATACGAGCAAGCCGCTGGGCTTGCCACGAAGAGGTAACAAAGCGCAGATCCAAGTCATCTACATGCTCAAACCCGCCATCCTCTTCTATCCATGACAGCTCGCGCACAGCGGGAAAATCCGCCTTCTGAAAGCTGACCGGATCGATAAAGGTACCGGTGACGGTATTGATCCGATCGGCCATGGTGGGTTCGGCCAGCAACTCCAGATTGCCGATGATTTGATGGGGGTGAATTTCCAGCGTGGCGGGGCCGTAATATGCCCCAACGATAATGCCATGACGGCCGCCGATGAAAGTTGGCTGACCGGCACACGCCATATGCATGGCTTCCAGGATCTTTGCCGGGGACTCTGGCAGATCAAACTCACCATTGATGGTATAGCGCTTTTCAGTGGTGCCATCAGCCAGGGTGATGATCTCATCACAGATGTTTGCAGCCATCGCAAACCCTGGCATATCAAGTTCATCATCAGGGACAAGCAGCCAGGTTCTGTAGTAATCCAGGATGATCAGGGCAGCATTGTCCGTCCACTTGATAGAACCATCGCGGGGATCGTAAACGCGACTAGAACCGAACTTTTCAACCCGAATGTTTGGCAGGCCAGACGGGAACTTTTCTGGATTAAATCGCAGCGACATCCGAAGCCACGCCAGGCCGCGACCGACCATGTCATCCCGCCAATCCTTGCAATGCTCCAACATGTAGGGGTCAGCAGTCTGACGATCATTGTGAAATTCGTAGCTGACATAATCACTGTAATCGGCCACGGGATCATCACTCAACCAGATGCGGTTGATGTGCGATAACGGATGGCCTGACAACACCAGCGAGAGGTGCAGCATCTCATCCGTATCCTGCTCCCCTTCCTGCTCAGCGGCAAACGAGAGCAGACCTGAAGACACCACCCTGCCATAAGTGGCCACCTGATCAGCAGCCGCAGCCCTCAACACCTGCTGGCGCTCGGCGCTAGAACGGTAATCACCGAAGTTTGGCACCTTCATCGTCAGCATCATGGCCGCAGTGGCCACCAATGTACCGATCCCCACAGCAATGGCCAGGGTGGCACCTATAGCGGCGGCACCGGCACCGGCTGCCAGACCGACAACGACAGGGATTACAGCTGCGGGCATGACACTCTCCAAGCAATACGCGGAATAACACCATGAAGCGGGCGAGCACCATCCTCGGTCATAGCCCAAAGACTGCCCGCCCAGATGACCCCCGCCGTCTCACCGGACGGGCCATCAAACACGACAGCATCACCTCGTTGGGCCAATGACACCGGAATGCGCTCAAAACAGGCATCCAAAGCGCCAGCTATCGAACCATGCTCTTTTAGCAACACTCTGCGAGCACCTATCTCCGTGGTGTAGCGCCCGCGATAAACGGCAGCAGGGTCAACCCCAGCAACAGCAATGCACGCATCAGCAGTAAACAAGCAGCAATCAGATTCACCCCAAACAAAAGGCCGCCCCATGGCGGCCTCGATATGCATCAGCAGGCGAACCTGCCAGTCAGGATGTCTCATCATCAGTCCTTATATATAAATCCGGGGGCATCACGCTTGCTGCCCCAACTGATTGAACGGTTTGACATTTCATCCTGAAATCGGAAAAACCTGTCTTGCGGATAACGGCGGCGGTGCGATTCATCCGTATACCGCTGTGGCAAGCCGCGCTTCCACTCTTCAAAAATGTTGGAGAGGGTCAGGCGAATGGCATTAACCTCCCCCGCCTGGATGGGCGCCGATGCAACCCGCCCCTTGAACAACAAGGAATGGCGCAGCGGCTCACCGGTTTCACTGAGCAAGCAGAGATACAGCCTCCCCATACACCCGACTACCCGCTCACTCATAACGGCGCCGAGCAGCGCCTGATCAAGCCCCGTCAATGACACTGACACCTGGGTCGGCGAGGTCGTTAGCTGCTCCTTCGCCTGTGACACATCGCCAAGGCTACCAACGCCATAGAACACCTCACCATCAAGAACAAGCTCGCCCAGCCCAGAGTGAAGGCGGGTTATTCCTGAAGGCAGATCCAATCTAAACGCCAGCAACGGATTGACGATGCCCTCGCACATCAAGCGGGCCATGTCCTGATCAAAGCCGGTCACAATCATGGGTAAAATGCCTCCACAAACGAGAGCGAATAGGTGGAGAAGTGCCCCGGTGTCGTATCGCCGCTCCAGCTATCCTTGTCCAGCCGAAACACCCCGCGAGGTCTGCGCACCTCGATATGCGTTCCACTTGGCCAGCTCTTGCGCAGCATCGGCGCAATACGAATGGATGCGACACCCGCCGGATCGGCAACAACATCACTCAACACCCGCTTTAACTCATCCCCCACCTGTATCCACTGCCCACGCCGCAACACAGTGGCGCCGGGGTTCCATCCTCGACTGGACAGCACCTTGCCCATCGAGTTAGCAGATGAAACAACCGGAGCGCCAAGCACGGGAGGGGGGGAGCTGACCAGACGGGCGCGAAAATCCCACAGGCGTACTCGTCCGGCGGCGCCTTCCAACTCGAAGAGCAACGCCTCTATCTCGTCCGACTTGTCCCGGGTGAGATTGTTGAACTTGATAGTACAAATAACTTTGGCGCCAGGATCGCTGCGGGTCTGGTCAGCATTGGTAAACGATGATGTGAATGTTTTGGTGTTTGACGACACCCCCAACGACATTTCTGACGGGATCAGAGAATCAGGCCAATCGATCACAGATACCTCATACGTTCAAATTGCGCCGGATCTGCCCACGCGAGTTGATGTCTTGCAAGACCATCTGATACCCGCGCTTGGCCCCAGCCTCGGCGCCTTGCTCTGCTGCCGAGCGCATCGCATTAGCTAGCGCCTCATCACCGGAACCGCTGACGCTGATGTGCTGAATAATCGTCACCCCCTCACCCGACTGGCCACGCCCGGCGGCACGGTCAAGAATGGCAGCGGACTCGCGGCGGCTGGTCACATTGGCAGGGCCACGAACCAGGGTGCCGTTGACGAATTCATCACCCAGCTCGGAAACGATCCCGAACTGGTTGGCCGGGATATAGCCGCCCTTGTCGAACAGACCTGCGATGGCCTGCCCTGCCACCATACCGGCAGAGGCATAACCCATCGTCTTGATACTGGCGGCAAGCGGCATGCTGTAGGGTGGCGGGAAAGCGGCCAGCGCCTTGGCCGCTGCCTCTTCGGTCGATACGATGATCGAGGGGATGGCAGCTGCTTTCTGCATGGCAAACAGCGCCTTGTAGACGCCAGTGTGCTCCATGCCAGCCTGTTGCATCGCCGAGGTGGTGATGCTCATCTGCTGCTGGGTAAATGTCAGCAGCTCGGCCGCCACCGTGGCCTGATACTCTCGCTGCTTGTTGACCCGGTCGTTTTCGATTTGTAGCAAGCGGGATTGGTGATCTTGCTCCAAAAGCTCGCGGGCACCGTAGCGCTCCATCTGCAGTTGCATCTGCAAATCATGATTGCCAGCGGCAGCATCATAAGCGCTGGCGTACTGCTGCTGCAGGCGGGCCTGGGCATCCTGCCAGCGGCTCGACTCTTCGATAATCGAAGCGCCATAAGCTTCCTGCGCCTGTACGGCGCGGGCGTCATACCAGCGCTGATCGGCCCCCGCCAAAGCGGCATTGCTGTTTTCCAACAACGCCTGGCGCTTGGTTAGCTCGAGGGAGATCTGGGTCGTTTCCTCACGGAAAGAGTCGACCGCGGCATAGTTGGGGGCCTTGGCTTTCTTCGAAGCCTTGGGGGCATCCGGGATCGCCACCACCCCGACCGGGCGGCCAGCACCAGGCGCAGGCAAGGGCGCCTCGCCATCACCTGCCGTTGTGGCTTCGGCAATCTTCTGGCGGAGCAACCCGAGGTTCTTGAAATAACCATCCCAGCCGTTGCTCTCGCCGATGTTCAGAAACGACTTGACCCGCTCCTCAGCCTGAGACAATGCCTCGCCCATTTGCGCAAGATGGCCAAAGGCGGGAGCGGCCGCACCTTCATCACTGGACGCAGCGATAAACGCCTTCTCGGCCTCGTTGTAGTCGACACGAGCAGCGAACAGGTCGGCACGGGCTTTGAGGTAGGGCGCCCGCATCGACTCATTCATCAGGGGCTCGACCTTGTTGATCGTCTGGTCTACCCACTGCATCAACGCTTGAAGTGCACGGCTGGCCTGCTCCACGCCATCGATCACGTAGAGTGCGATTCCCTTACCCAATTCGGCAAAGCCGCCCTTGGCCTCGGCACTGTCGGTGATCCAGGTTCGGATCAGGCGGGAGCCCTCCGCCACGGCCGGAGCCATGCTGGCCTTGACCTGTTGCCAGAGAGCCCCTATCACCGACACCAGCCGATCCAGTTCGAGACGGGCATCGCGCACGGCGGCGAACTGGCCACCGGTGAGCGCCATCCCCATCGCCTCGATGCTGTCGGCAAAAGTCAGCAGCTCCCCGTTGCGGGTGTAGAGGGTATCGAACAGCTCGGCGGCGGCATCGTTCAGCTCATCGAGCCAGAATCGTGCATCGCTGGCGCTCATCTTCTGCAGCTCGGCGGTGAAGCGGCGCAGTTGCTCGTCCGGCGAGAGGGCCGCCCAAGACTGCGCCGACTGGCCGATCTGCTTGAAGAAGTCCGCCATGGGGCCGCCACCGGTCTTGGCGGCGTCGGCGATCTTGACGTTGAGATCTTTGATCACATCCGCCAGCCGCTCACTACTGGAGCCCGCCCACTCTGCGGCCTGGGCGTAGGCATGCCACTGCTGCGCGGCAATGCCCACGTTGCGGCCGAGCTGGGCAGTCTGGTCCAGCGAACTGTACGCGGCCTTGATGCCCGCGAGGGCAGCCCCCGAGCCGAGGGCAATCAGCGCACTGCGCAGGCTGAATATCTGCGCGATCGTGGCCTGAACGCCACCGGCCACCGCCTTGGCACCGGTGACGATGCTGCCGCCAAAGCTGGTGAAGTCGTCTCGGGAACGTTTCAGCTCGCTGCGAAACTGTGCAGCATTGAGCCCCAGGGTGGTGACCAGGGAACGAAGTACGGCCATGGGGGCTCCTTACCCAAGCAGCGCCTTGACGGCAAGCCGGGACTCTTCTGGTGTGATGGTGTCGGGGTCTTTCGGGGTGGGGTGCAGACGTTCGTGCTCAAGCCAATACCACGCCAGCCAGGTATTCAATTCGGAGACCGGCAAGGCCATGATCTCCGTGAGGCTCTTGTGTAGATCCAGCGCCAGGCGGATCACCAGCTTCATGGTGTCGCTGGCGCTTATTCGTTTTTTTCCTGCTCCAGTGCCTTCTCGCCCATGTGGTTGAGGCGCTTGGCCACCGGCAGCAGCCGGTCAACCAGGGATATGGGCATGGCGTCCATCAGCTGCGGCACATCGTCTTGGGTCGCCAACGGATCTCCGTCCTCGTTGACCATACAGGCCACGAGCAGGGAGACCATCCACTGGAACGGGTTGTCGATCAGGGGGTGGCCGCTGAGTGGGTCAAAGTTGCGCTGCTGGTAATCCTGCAGGCCGGCGACGGACATCTCACGCACGATGATCTCCATGCCATCCCCAAACTCGGGAGCCGGGACGCGCTCATGGCGATAGGCCAACTTGTTGAGCAGGGCCAGCGCCGTGACGGTGGTACCCTTGGGTTTCTTCGCTGTCATGTTCGATTACGCCCCCACCTTCTTGCCCCAGGTCACTTGGCCGTTTTGCTTGCACGGCACCACCCAATCGATAGTCTTGTCACCCCCAGTCTCATCGCGCATATAACCCAGCAGCACCACCTCATACTCGGCGGTCACCTTGTCAGGCCACTCGTGCTGGATGATGACGATCTTTCGCGCCCGTGCGGCAGCAAAGAACGCTTGCTGACCTACGTCGGCGTCATAGGCTTTACCCTTGAACTCCTTGTCCGGGCCATCGAACAGGCCGGCGATATAGCGTTTGGAAGTGTCCTCCAGGGTGGTTTGCTCCAGAGTCGGGGTCTTCTCGCCGACCTGACCGATGGAGATAGTGCCAGGCACCTGCTGGAATTTCGTGGCGGCGCCCTTCTCCTTGAAGTAGGTCAGGGTGCCGGCGCCTAGAACGGCGTCTTGCGGGGATGCTGGAGTGGTCATGCTCTGTTTCTCCTGTTGGTGGTTTGGATCTCAACGATGGCGCGCAGCTCGCTGCCGCCCTCGCTCTTCGCGTCCCGCGCATCGAGCACGGTCACCCGTTGAAACTGATCGGTGGTGGCGCCGTCCAGGGCGGCAAGCCGGTTGGCCAACTCGTCGAGATCCGTGCGCCGAGTGGCGAACAGGTCGATCTGCCAGTTGTGACTCTGCAGGGTGATCCCACCCTCCAGGGTGCGGGCCGCCTGCACCGGCGAGGTGAGGAAGTAGCCCGCCGCCGGCAGCCTAGCCTCTTGAGGTACGGTGTCAGGGTATGGCTCAAGGCCCAGGGCACCGCTGATCAGCCGGTGAAACGCTTCTCTGAAAATCATCGCAATGCCTTGTCGATGGCCGCTGACAGCGTGGTGCGCTGGATCTCCAGCGCATCCTCGATATGGCGGTCAAATGCCGGGCGGATAAAAGGGCGCGCCTCGATACCGGGGTGAATAAGGATCTCCTGCCCAGGGCGGTCGCGGCGCAGGTGGGCGCGCTTCTGCGCCTTGGCAGAATCGCCGAGCTTCTTGAGGCTGGCCCCCGAGGCGAGGCTGTGCTCGCGGGTGCCGTGCTCCAGCCAATAGGCGTACACCGGGGCGTCGATGGCCTTGCCTGCCGCCACCTGCACCTTGTAGTTCTTGAACACCCCAACCGAGGCCACCACATCGGCCCAGGTGGGATTGCGCGGAATGCTGACCCGCAGCTTGATACTCTCGCTAAGCTGGCCGGTGTCGTGGTCCCAGTTTTGTTCGTACAACGACTGGGTATCGGCCAGCACCGGCTGAGCAGAGGTACGAGCAACTTCTCTCAGCACCTTCTTCTGCACGGCCAAATCCAGGTTGGCGAGTTGGCTTTCCAGCTCATCGAAGCCGGACACATCGAACGAGGTGGTCATGGGTCGACCCTCTCGGCGGTGATAGTCAGCCAGGCGCGGCGCTGGTCTGGCTGAGCCAGCTTGATGTCCAGAACTTCACCCGGTACCGCCAGCCGGATGCGCTGCGCGGTGGTCACGCCGGGACGGTGGCGAATCCGGATGCTGTACTGCCCCTCACTCACCTCTCGACCGGCACGGATCTGCTCGCGCCCGCCAATCATCTGAACATCCGCCCAGATGGGGCTGGATTCATCCCAGCCATTGAGAGGCTGGCCAACGGCATCACGACCAGACTGGCGAGTAAGCAGGGTGATACGGTCTCGCAAGCGGCCTGCAGGCATGTTTCCTCCGGCAATAAAAAAACCCGCCATGATGGCGGGTTTATGTTGCTGATTAAGTTACCAGTCTGAACGACTGGCGGTGAAGCTACTCTTCATTTCATCACCAAACTCAAGAAGCTTAGGTTTCACAGCATCCAGATCCCCTCGAGTTTGAATCGGTAGTTCCATGGCGGGATACGACCCAAATTCACTGACAGTTGCAGGCATGTCGAGAAGAAGGTTTTTAAAGTCTGTTTTAAACTTACCGTCTTTAGTCTCAACCTTCATCGTGAACTTAACTCTCCAAGATGCCTTACCAATACAATCGAAGCCGGCACATGGATAATTGATCATGCCATTGCCAATCAAGACTCCATCAGCAGCATTTTGATACTCGATGACCGACTTGGCTGATTTAAAGTTTTCAGCGATCCACTTCAGAGAGCCCTCATAAATCTGTCCCTTTGACATGTTAGGAACATCATAGATTTGAGAGAACTCTCTATCTGATGGGTTAATAGGCATATCCGCAGGGGAGGTAACACATCCACTTAAGCCAACAACCACTGCCACCGAAAGACACTTTTTCATCCTATCCTCCTCTAGAACAAAGGTAAGTAGGATATCGTTTGAAACCAATCGCATTCAATGTAAATGCACCATGGAACAGTGATCAATCCCTCACAACTCAGGATACAGAATTCGGTACGGGCCCAGCAAATGGGCATAGGCCAGCGGAACCTCGCTGACGATGGTGCCGGTGATGATGTTTTACCGGCGTCATTACAGCTTGCCGCCTTGCCAAACATCTAATCATGTGTATTCAGATAAAGACCGGAGTATAGGGAGCAAGTAATAGGTCAACTCCCATTGGAAGGGGTTTTAACGCATCAGAACTTACTGATTCTCTGTTTTCATACCAGTGAGAAATCAGCAACATGGCGGCTAACTTGATGTCCTCATCATATGCCTGGCTACCATCGACAAGCCCATCTGCTGGATCAATGAGCCTCTTGCCGATACGGTGTTCAATGTGGCGCTCAGCCGCCTTGATGTAGATAGCAATGAGTGAATCCTCATCAGACTCTTGCATATCTAGCCGACACTGTCGTTTCACGTCATCAAGTGTGACCAGCGCCATGATAATATCTCCTATTCTTCTTTTAGCTCTACGAGCGCTTTCTTGAGAAGCAGCTCAGCTTCGGCAGGTGACATGCGGGTTATATCGCCGCGGCTGTAGTTCTTCCACGGGCCGGTGAAGCGCACCAGCACCCGCTCATCAGGAAGGGGCGCAGGCTCATCTCCGCTCTGCTGCTCGTTATCGGAGTTAGTGGCACCAGCGGACTGATCACCGGTCAGTGGCGCGGTGCCAGCTCCGGCTGCATCGCCTGGCGCTTGACCTGCTGCGGGGTGGTCAGAATCTGATTCATCGCCTTCGCCAGTACCTGAGCCGTCTGCTGGCCCAGAGCCTGCGTCGGCATCGGGTTGGGGGGTGTCAGTTGCATTGCTGGTCGGCTCCTGCGGCAGTTCGCCGCTCTGCTGCTCGTGATCGGCATCAGTGGCAGGTGTTTGCCCTGCGCGATCGCCTTTCGTTGGCTTGGCCATGTCGGCTCCTTGTTACAAGGGGATGAGAGAGGGCGCCAGTGCGGCGCCCTGCTGCGTCCTTACCAGGTGACCTTGGTACCCAGTGCCAGACCTTCCGGATGACGGAAGCCCACGTCGTGGTTGCCGACTAGGCGGATCAGCGACTGGTTGCGGGAGAAGGCGCTGACCAGATCGCCGTTGGTGTCCTTGTAGGTGGCTTCAGTGGAGAAGTCGATGGTCATGTTGTCCTGCTCGCCGATCACCACGTCGTTCCAGTCGGCGAAGTAGATCTCCGACTCGTTGGTACCGGTGCCGAGGTTGGCCGGGATGGTGTTGGTGTGCGCAATGGGGTAACCCTTGAGCAGGCCAGACGCCATCTCCGGATAGACCTTGTTGCCGTTGCCATCGCGCAGGCCGAACAGCTTCATCCAGGTGCGCGGGCTCATACCCCAGCCAGGGTTGATCATCAGGCTGTTGGAGTTCATCAGCATCAGGATGAGCTTGTCCAAGTAAGCGTCGATGGTCGGCAGGTCGGCGGTACCAGCCCACTCGATGGTGCGGCTATTGTCGGTCGCAACCTTCTTGAAGCCGGTCGGGGTGTTGCCGGTGCCGTCATCGCGCAGGAAGGCTTTATCCTCGCGCACCGCCATGGCGGCGATCATGTCGCTCAGCACCAGCTGTTCGACGTTGTAGCCAGCGCGGCCGATCAGCTGGTTGCTGATAGGCACCAGGGTGATCATGGTCTTTGCGGACAGCTTCACATCGTTGAACTGGCTGGCGCTGCTGTTGGCATCCGTGCCCTCGCCAACGTAGCTAGACTGGGCACCGCCACTCATGCGAGGCAGAGAGAGGGTGCCATTGGGCAGCGGAAGTACGCGGGCACCCAGCTTGCGCACAATGGTCTTGGGTCGCAGCAGCTCGATCACTTCGGAATGCAGGTTCTCGGGGATCAGGGCGCCACCGGAACCGGCGGCGGTGCTGATGGCCATAGCCACCTGCTTATCGCCGATCTCTGTGGCGGCGAACTTCTCTGCCAGTTGCAGATCGCCCTTGCCGGCCGCGACTGCCATCGCCATACGGGCAAAGCCTGCTCCCTGATATTGTTTAAGCTCCTGATTCACATGGACAGCCGGAGGCGCCTGGGAGCCGTGAGCATTGACCGGTACAGCCTGCTGCGCCATCAGGCGCTCGGCGCTCTCCTGACGGGCGATGGCTGCGCTGATCTTGTTTGCTTCGCTCTCTAGGTCAGCAAACTGCTGCAGTTGCTCGTCGGTGAGGGCAGTACCGCTGGCTTCGAGTTCTGCCAAGGCTTTGACCTGGGCGGCGATTTCGCCACGCTCGCGGCGGAGGGCTTCGATAGTCTTCATAGATTGGTTTCCTTTGGACATAAAAAAGCCCCTTTCGGGGCTTGCTGGATCGGTTCCGCCGCTGGGCTAGAACTGGTTCTGTAATTCGATGGCGCGGGCCCGCATGGCGATGCTTTGCGCCGGTTTTGCAGGCTTGGCCACGCTAGCAGCCAGACCGTTGAGATAGTCCTGCGGGTTGGCCAGCTCATCGGCCAGCCCGTTCTTGACCGCCTCATCCCCGCTGTAGAGGGTGGCTTCGGTGGCCTTCACCTGCTCGACTGACAGGCCGCGATAGCGGGCTACCGAGCTGATAAACAGGTCGTAGGCCTGATCCATGCGGTGATTGATGGCCGCCATGGCACCGTCGCTGAGGGGCTCATGGGGGGTGCCGTCCTTTTTGCGGTCGCCGCGGTAGAAGGTGGTGAACTTGAGCCCAACCTCTTCCTCCCACTTACTCACCTCCATGTGCTCCATGATGACGCCGACAGAGCCGCAGCCGCCGGTTTCACTGACTACCACCTTGCTGCAGGCTGCGGCAATGAAGTAGGCGGCCGAATAGGCTGAGAAGTTGACCAGCGCGGTGATCGGCTTGACGCTGCGCTTGGCATAGATGTAGTCGGCCAGCTCCTTGCAGCCGACCGCATGGCCGCCGCCGGAGTTGATGTCGAGCACGATCTCTTTGACCCGCTCGTCAGCCAGCGCCGTGGCGATCTGCGCCCGCGCCCACTCGTAGCTGGTCAGCTCGGTGCAGGCGTTATCGATTTGACCGCGCCGCGCGACCAGAATGCCGTGCAGCGGGATCACCGCCAGCCCCTCCACGCGGTACTGCGATTCGCTGCGGGCCTCAAGCTGCTTGGGGTCCAGCCCATCCGGCAGGTCATCGGCGGCCATCACCTCAATCTGGTTGCCCAGCATGCGGGGCATCAGCAGGCTCTTGACCCCTGCCAGCACCTCCTGGGTGACGTAGAGCGGACACCCGAACACCTGGCTGGCCAGGTGCGGGTAGTTGATCATCAGCTTCGGCATAGGATGGCCTCGATTTCCGTGATTTGTTCCTGGGTCGCCTGGCTAATGCCTTGCGGCAGCTTGTCGGTAGAGACCATGTTGAGCGGGGTCAGGTAGATATCACCACCCGGGATCGGGGGCAGGTTTTCCAACCGGCGGATATCGTTGACGCTGAGCCAGCCCCACTGGCGACCGAGGGCGTATGACTCGTAACGGGATTTCTGGTCTGCCCGCAGCAGGCCGGAGAGGTTGAACTCGATATAGAGGTCTTTGCGCTCACTCGGCAGCAGCAGGTCGCGCATCATGGCGGCCTCGAGGCGCTTGACCCACGGCAGCAGGGTGTAGATGACGAACTGCAGCCCCTGATGCTCGATGTTGTTGTTGGTTGCCCGATCCAGCTCGCCGATCATGTGCGGCGGGACCTTGTAGAGGCGGCAGATTTCGATGGCGCCATATTTGCGCGACTCGAGCAGTTGGCTCTGCTCGTTGGTCATCGCCATCTGTTTGTACTGCATCCCCTCCTGCAGGATCGCCACGCCGAAGGAGTTGCGGGCGCCAGAGTAAGTCTCGATAAATTTATTTCTGAAATTATCAAGAAGATCTTGGGTTCCAAGTGGCTTATTTGGCGCTTCAATAACGCCTGACAGAGTGGTGCCGTTGGCAAATACCGATCCGGCATGCTCATCCACCGCCATCGCCAGCCCGATTGCATCCGGGTTGCTCTGGATCGGCGAGACGCCGAGGTAACCATCCAGACTGAAGGCCTTGACGTGGTGCACCATCCGCATCGGCAAGATCTGGTTGCTGCCATCCAGCAGCTGGTAGTAAGGCAGCCCGTCAGGCCCCTTGAGCACCATCATCTTGTCAGGGTTGACCGGGATCAGCTCGGTGATGTAGCCGTCGCCACTGCGCTCGATCAGGCTGTAGCTGTTGCCGCGCAGGCCGAGGTGGCCCATGCGCTGCTCGTTGAATTCAAAACTGGTGTCTTTCTGGTTGGGGCAGGCGTGGATAATGTCATACAGCGGGTGGTCGGTCGCCCGGGTGCGGCTGTCGTCGCTGCGCTGGTAGAGCTCGCACGGTAGCTGGGCAATGGATTCAGCCAGCAGGGTGACGCAGGCACGGACCGTGCCTTGCGCCAACGCAGATTCCGGCGTGACCATGACGCCCGCCTTGCTGCGCCGCGCCCCTACGCTCGAGATCCACTGACTGAAGTTGCCACCGCCCCCCCTGCGCTCAAACAGGAATGGGAAGAACATCAGCCACCCCCTCGCTGTTTGTTGTACTGGTGCCAGGCGATGGCGCGGCTCAACCAGGCAGACCAGCCCAGCGCCAGCAGGCCACCGACCACCCAGCCGAGCGGGGCAGACCAGAGCCAGGCGCCATAGGTCAGCGCGGCGGCACCCAGCAGGCCCACCAGAAAGGCGACGATGTTCATCAGCATAGGACGTCCGTGGTTTCGTAAATGGATTTGGTATTGCCGCGGCCCGCGACCATGGCGCGGCCGATGGCCATCATGAGCGCGACTGCGCCGTCAATTTTCTGATCGGCAGACTCCTTGACCGGGCGCACCACATCATCGTTACCGGGCAGGTTCTTGCCGATCACGTTGCCGATACACCAGGTCATCAGGCTGTTGCCATCGTGATGGAAGCGGCCGGACTGAATGGCAGCCTCCAGTTCTCGCATCGGATCGCTCATGTTGGTGTAGTTCTGGGTGATGGAGATGGGGGTCAATCCCTCATCTGCCAGATCGTGAGCCAGCGCGGTTGCGCCTGCCGGGTCTAGCGGGACTTCCAGCACGTTGCCACTGGCCGCCGCCTCTTTGGCTACGGCCAGGATTTCGCGATAGTCGATCTCGGCACCTTTTGTGGTGCTGAGCTCGCCAAGGTTCATCCACTTCTGGTAACGCTCTGCCAGCCGCCGGTTGTCGGTGTTGAAGGCCGTATCTTCCGGCACCCAGAATTCGGGGGCGATCGAGTAGTAGTGGCGTTTGCCGTCAATATCTCGCCAGAACAGGCGAGCCATGGAGTTCATGTCGAGCTTGCGGGCAAGGTCGAACGAGAGGATCAGCTCCTGCCCTTCGAACTGCTCCAGCGTCAGGCTGCGATCTTCACAGGCCTTCCACGCCTCCATGTTGTAGTAGGCGGTTTTGGCCGACACCCAGACGTTGAGGTGCTTTGTTTTGAAGATGTTGGCAAAGCGGGCCGACTTGATGGCCTTGGCCTGCTGCGCCAGCAGGTATTCGGCGTAGACGGAGACGCCCATGTTCGGGTTGGCCTTGGCCAGTACCTTGGGATCCGTCCAGTCGTCACCCTCGTCAATGGTGTAGATGATGCCGAACAGCTCATCATCCGGCACCGTGCCAGACAGCATCTCGATCACCTCCCTCCGCTTGTCGTAGCAGGGGCCGTCGATGTTGTAGCCGGCTGTGGTGATGACCCACATCAGCGGTTGGCGGCGGGCGCCCATACCGGTGATCATGGTGGTGTAGAGGTCATCCGTGTCGTGCTCGTGGTACTCATCCACGATGGCGCAGGATGGCGACTGACCATCACCAGGGTTGCCTATCAGCGGCTCGAAGCGGGCGCCGTCAGACGGGATATTCAGGTTGCTGGCGTTGACCTCGATACCGTAATTGTCGAGGAAGTCTTGAGTACGCTTTGCCATCAGGCGGGCGGGGCGAAACACCTCCCACGCCTGTTTTTCTGTGGTGGCACCGGAATAAACCTCGGCGCCGAATTCATTGTCTGCCGCGAAGCAGTAGAGGCCGACCGGCGCAGAGAGCGCCGACTTGCCATTTTTACGCGGGATCTCGTTGTAGACCTCGCGAAAGCGGCGCAGGCCAGACCCCTTGCGCACCCAACCAAACACGCAGCAGATGATGAACATCTGCCACGGCTCAAGGTTCAGGGTCTGGCGCTTGAAGGCCCACTCCCCTTTGGTGTGAGGCATGAGCTGGACAAACTTGGCGGCACGCTCAGCCTTGTCCTTGTCGAAGCGGAACCGAAACTTGGCCGACTTCTCTTTGGCCAGATCATCGAGGTGGCGCTGGCAGGCCTGGATGACGTAGCGGCAGGCGGGGATCTTGCCGCGCACCACGTCGCGGGCGTAGCCGTTCGCCACGTTGACATAGGGATAACTTTTGCGTGTTGCCATCGGTCATCCCTGCAAAGCTGCGAACCGGTTACCCCCTCCCGGCTTCTTGTTGCCTCCGATCAGGCGTGAGCGGCTGGATGGGTCCAGCCCCAGCAGCGAACCGTAGGTGGTCATCTGCTTGAGTGATTCGTTGGCCACCGTACAGGCGGGGTTTTTGACCGGCCCACCTGTTGCCCCTTCGACAACCAGGCCGTGTTTGGTGATCTCGAGCTCGGCTCTGCGCCAGCGTGAGTAGGCGGCGCAGAAGGCCTCGAGGTTGTGCAGGTCGGTGACGCAGAGCACCTCGGCACCGCAGAGCTCACGGATCACCATGTCCCACATTGTCGGAGCCCACTGATCATCTGCCAGCCATTCAGGGCATTCGACATAGAGCAGCGGGGTGAAGGTTGGCTCTGCGTTGTTCAGCGAGCGCTTGCCAGGGTTACCGGCCAGCCGCTTCAGCGCTGTCGGTTTGTGCTTGCGACCTTGGCCTGGCGCTCTTGGTGCCCCTGCCATTACGCTCTCCATTTAAATTTTTAATTTCGCGGGTGTAAAAATTTGACGAGGCGGCGGTACTATGGAAGATTTTGTCTGAAGGATTTCCCCCCCCCCTACCCCCTGCGCCCCTCGCGGGCAGTTTTCGAAGCATGGCAGGACTTGCACAGAGATCGCAGGTTACCATCCTCATCAGTGCCGCCTTGAACTCTTGGGATAATGTGGTCAACCGTCGTCGCCGGTGTCACACGCCCCTTCGATTGGCACTCCTGGCAAAGGCCCCGATCGCGCTTCAGCACTTCGGCCCGTCGATTCTCCCATTCCTTGCCGTAGCCCCGCTGGTGACGCGAGCGACCGCCCTGGTGGCGCACCCATCCGTTGTGCTTGTGGCTTTCGCAGTAGCCGCTCACCTCATCAGTCAGTGTGCTACACCCTCGGACTCGGCAAACCTGTTTAATGCGTGGGGGCATAATGATCACTTGCAGTTGGGCGCCGCACCGGACGCTGTTACACGGGACAACCCGTCAGTTTGGAGAGTGACTCGGCGCGGCAATTCGGTTAATCGGGATTGGTCAGGGTGAGGTAGGCTCTTTGGCAGGCCAAGCCTGCTGCTCGAGCTCGGTCATACGCTTTTGCCAACTCTCCCGCTCGCGCATCAGCCCGGCCGAGCAGGTCGGCGAGCACCACGGCGGACTGTCCGGCTGCATCGCCTGACTGGGCAGAGCCGGAATCGCTGGCGCACTGACTGGCTCGCTTGGCCAATCTCCCGGCTTGCTCGCGCAGCCCGACAGCAACAGCATCAGCGGCAACAGCGTCGCGCTCAGCACTGGCAATCTGTTTTTCTGCATCTTGCCTCACCCTCTCGATATCTGCCTGACGGCGCTGCTCAGCGGAGCGGGCAGCCAACTCGGCATCCGCCCTCGCCGTCGCCAGTTCGGTCGCCTGCTTGTTCCACTTGGCAGACCACTCCAGCTCCTTATCGTGAGCGCCTTCTGTATAGCCTGAATGGTTTATCCACCACACCAGCAGCGATACCGCAGCCAAGCGAACAAGAAACCAAACTACCGGATTGGCACTGAGAAACTGCCTGACCGGGTTCATGCTGCTACCACTCCATACTTGATGGCGTCGCGGCCGCTCATGCCGTTAAACCGCCCCATCTCAGCGTGGCGGCGGCTGGTAAGGCCCCGCATCGGTTTGCCGTCGTTCTTGTTCCACTTAAGGAACTCAAGGGCTGCCCCGGCGTAGTCACCCGCATTCAGCTTGCGCAACAGGGTAGAGTCACCAAGCCCCTCAGCAATAGTATCGCTGTCGATATCAAGGCCGACGTTATAGGCAAAGCTCACCAACGCATCGAACTGGCCCTGAGTCAGAGGCACTTTAACCAGAGATGCTACACCGCGCTCAAAGTGGCGAAGGTCGGAAATAAAGGCATCATCCGCTTGCTGCTGAGTCCATACCAATCCGGGTTTAACCTCTGGGCCAGTGTGTCCCCATCCGATGGTCCACGGCTCGCCGTTTTTACTGCCAGGGTCAGGGTACGCCTTCAGCTTGCAGCTCTCGAAATGATGCATCAGCAATACCCCGTCAGCGGAAGCTCGCTCAATTCGTGCCATTGCCAAACCTCCTATCCAGCATGCGGGCGGCGAACTCTCGGATCTTCTCTACGCCGAGAAAGCCTATGGAGCCGCCAACGAATCCAGATGCGGTCGCTGGAATGCCGAGCATATCCATCCCCGACATAACCGAGAGGGAGATAGCACCGCACAGCAGGGACTCGAGCAGCCGTTGACGCATACCGCCGCCGGAATAGGTAACACGCAACCAGCTAATAACCAGAGATAGGATAAATCCGTACAGGGTGGGCCAGTGGGCATCTACCCAGGCCAGCAGCCAGGCCCACAGGCCAAGGTCTTTTTCAGGCATCTTCATACCCACCACCCCGCAGGGCCCAGAAACGAAAAAACCCCGGCATCGGCCGAGGTTTTGAAGCAGAAAATAAAAAAGACCGCATCCGTTAGGTTGCAGTCTTCCATCATTGGCGTTCACTCTACACAAAATTGCTTTTAACTGTCAACTGCCTTCAATCGGCAAACTGCTCCACCACTCATCAAAAGATACCGCGCTGACCATGCTCTCCGGTGAAGTCGATAGCACAACGAGATGTAGCCTCTTCATGTCACCGCGAGATACCTGATGATCGACTAATAGTGCGTCTCCGATGGCCGTTCTTTTCACGAGTCCACTTGGGCTGGTAAACAGCGCAGAGCACGTATTGGCCTGCTTGCGAGTTAACCTCCCTAAAAATCCACCTGTACACATTGCAGCCTCTGTCTGCGATATGTAGTGACCCTCACCCCATAGCGCTCAGGCTTTGGCTCTACCTGGAACAGGCGCCGTAGAATAGCCACTTCAACAAGATCAAAGCTCATCACCTCATCTGCCTATAGCGCTCTACCTGCTGTAGGAAGATGGCCTGCATCTCACCCTTGTAGTTTCCAGCCTCGCTCTCTGCTGGCTGTTTTATCTCTGGGTTTCTCTCCTTCCACACTGCGTAGGCGGCCTTATCCACCTCGACACGCTCTTGTTCATCCTTTGGCAGGGTGCACATATTGAATGACATGGGATACTCCAAACTGATGGTTTGGCCGGATCTTACCTCAATCGAGAGCCAATCGCCCCACGGTGATCTTATCTACTTGCGCAGCTATACTGTATCTATATACAGCACAATAGAGCCATCACCATGTTAGCAGTACCAGATCTCGACGCTCCTGCGTTGGAGCTTCCCCTGTTCCTCTCGCCTGCGACCTGTGGCTTCCCCAGCCCAGCACAGGACTACATAGAGCAGACCATCGACCTAAACCAGATCTGTATCGAGCATCCTGCCGCCACCTTCTATGTGCGGGCCAGCGGACACAGCATGGTGAATGCTGGTATCAATGACGGGGATCTGCTGATCGTGGATAGAGCAATCAAGGCCAGTCACGGCGCCATCGTGCTGGCCTGCCTCGATGGGGAGTTCACCGTCAAGCGGCTACAAGAGCGCCCATTCGCAGCCCTGCTCCCTGCCAACCCAGATTTCCAGCCGATCACCCTGCTGGAAGGCCAGGAACTGGAGATATTCGGCGTAGTCACCTTCGTGCTCCATAAGACCAAGCTGGGGTAAACCATGCCGAAGGCTATTGCCCTGGTAGATGTGAACAACTTCTACGCCTCATGCGAGCGCCTGTTCCGCCCAGACCTGAAGGGGCGACCAATCGTGGTGCTCTCCAACAATGACGGGTGCATTGTGGCCCGTTCGGCAGAGGCGAAAGCGCTCGGGATCAAGATGGGGGTTCCCTACTTCCAGATCCGTCAGTTCTTTGAAGCCATGGGAGGCGTCTGGTTCTCCAGCAACTACGCCCTCTATGGCGACATGTCGCAACGTGTCATGACGACCCTGGAAGGTATGGCGCCGGCGGTGGAGGTTTACAGCATCGATGAGGCCTTTATCGAGCTCAGCGAATCATGGGCAGGTGACCTCACGACATACGGTCGCCAGATCCGTGAACGGGTGCAACAGTGGACTGGCCTCACCGTAGGAGTCGGCATCGGCCCCACCAAAACGCTGGCCAAGCTTGCTAACTATGCCGCCAAGAAGTGGCCGGCCACCGGCGGCGTGGTGGATCTGCGCGATGAGGCAAGGCGGGCTAGGCTGATGGCCATCACCCCGGTCGAAGAAGTGTGGGGAATTGGCCGACGACTGACAGCCAAACTGGAATCACAGAGGATCCGGACCGTGGCAGAGCTGGTCTCAGCAGATGCCAAGTGCCTGCGGCGGAGATATGGGGTCGTCGTCGAGCGAACTGTCCAGGAGCTGCGGGGGATCCCATGCGCCGAATTGGAAGAGATGGCCAAGGCCAAGCAACAGATCATCTGCAGCCGGAGCTTTGGCGATCGCATCACCCAGATCGGCGCCATGCACCAGGCCCTTGCAGGCTACATGGAACGGGCCGCCGAGAAGCTAAGATCTGAAGGGATGCGCTGCCGTCACGTCACCCTGTTTCTCCGCACCAGTCCATTCAATGACAAAGAGCCGTACTACGGCAACCAGATCAGCACCCGAGTAGCCATCCCCACCAACGACACCAGGGCGCTGCTTGCCCTGATTGGACCGCTCCTATCCAATATCTGGCGAGATGGACACCGCTACCAGAAAGGTGGCGTCATGCTGGCCGACTTCACCCCGGACAGCATCCAACAGGGCGACCTGTTCGCCAGCGAGCAACAAGGGCCCCGCAGCAATGCGCTGATGCAGGTGATCGACAAGATCAATCAGGAAGGAATCGGGAGGGTCTACTTTGGCACAAGGGGACGGGATACCAGCGAATGGATGATGAAGCGGGAGCAGCTCAGCCCGCGCTATACCACCTGTTTCAACGAGCTCCCCGCGGTGAAGGTATAGACTTGGATAGGAGATCTATCGTTGGACGAAACTCATCAGCTTTAGATAGCCAAATTACCCATACGAGACCACATTCACTAAATGACCCACATTTCTCATACAAAATGAGATCGAAATTGAGGTCGTTTACTGCCGCAAAATGCCACCAGTAACAAGTGTGTCCATCGCCACAAATTTAGAGTAAAAAATTGATCAAAGATGAGCAAAGAGATACGATGTATATACAGAGTGTGAAGTGAGAGGGATTTCGTGACATACATAATATCACCACGAGTAAGAGCAAAACTAGACCAGAAACATGGTGGCGTTTCTGAGTCAGAACTCGATGAAGCTTTTGCAAACCGAGATGGAGATTTCCTCATCGACACGCGTGAGGAACATAAGACGAATCCTCCTACGGAATGGTTTGTTGCTCAGACAGATAGAGGACGGCTACTGAAGGTTGTTTTTGTCAACCGAATGGATGGCACTATTGAAATAAAATCTGCATATACCCCTGAGCAACCAACCATAGCTTTTTACAAGCGTGTAGCTTACTAAACTCAACCAGTAACCAGTAACCAGTAACCAGTAACCAGCGTACACATAACCAAGGAAAGAGCATGAGCACCCAACCAGAAAAGATTCTCGGCACCGATGAGGCCTGGGAAAGTGAGCAACTGGGCGCCGATGAGAAATATGCAGTAAAATCAAGCCATTCTACCGAAGAGTCTATCAATGATGCGCTATCTCTGCAGTTGATCTCTATCCGCTTACAGAAGGGTTTGATCGATAACCTGAAAACCATAGCTGAGCTGAATGGCATCGGTTATCAACCGCTAGTTCGCCAAGCACTGACTCGCTTTGTCGAATGCGAGATGAAGCAAATTGCTAATCGAGCACTCGCAAACCAACGTCGAGAACTCGAACAATTTGAACAAGAGAAGCTTCTAGCCAAAAGAGCTTGAACTACAACAGAACAAAATGAAGGGGGGCTCAAAAGCCCCCCTTTCCTATTGAGGCAACGGCAGATGCTTGAGTTCTACGCCCTCACCGAGCCAAAACTGGCGTCTTCCTAATCAAATCCTCTCTACATCCAGCCCGGGATAATTGTCCAGCGTCAAAGTGCACGGTTACTATGGTTGTGCAAATGAAGCTGCACCACCAAAACAGGAGATAGATATGTCGATTGAAGAAGCGCTGGAACCATGGCTGTCAAAGCCTACCTGGTTTAGCTCACACCCGTCAGATCAGAAGCTGTTCAGCCTTGCCATGCGCCAGCTTAAACAGCTCCAGGTAACACCGAGCGTGGATGAGTTGGAGAAGGTGATCATCAAGCGAGTGGATCGGCTGCCGGCCATGCTCGGCACACCTAGCGATATATCGGGAACTGCCAGACAGTTCGCCATCAAGATCCACGGGATGTTATAGGTGTCCATCACGGGCGGCGATGTGCCGCCCGAGTCAAGCTCACATTATGAAAGCTTGCCTTTCATCAACCGCAACGCCAGCTTTGCCACAAAGCCGAACTGCTCTGCTCGCATCTCCTCTTGGAGTGGATCGCTATCCGGTACTCCGGTAACGTGCCCAATCTCATGGGCCAGCATATGGAGCACCATATCAGGATCCGCATCCTTGTCAGCCCATGCGTGAATGGTGTTGCTCTCGGTATCAACCCAGCCCCAGCATCCCATCTCGACCATCCCTTCAAATGCCTGCTGGTTAGAGACGCTGATTTCGTTGCCGTCGATATCAAGCCCCATGAACTCACTGCTATCTAGCAGTTCATCAACCGTCATGCCATTCTCTTCTGCTGCGCTGCGCCACAGCTCGCGGTGCACATCAACGGGATCGCTGTACCAGACGATGCTGAGTTCGGGTGGAGGAGCGTAACGTGGGTCTATCGCTTTGTCTGTCATAGGGTTATCCATATCGTAGGCTGGCATCACGCCGCAGTAACTCGCTTGTAGAAGGCTTCCACCTCACTCTCCTGCACATGGCACCATGCCAGCACCGCCTGATAGAGCGGGTACCACTGCTGTTCCCACTCGCCGCGAGTCAGAGTACCGAGTAGCGGCTCGATGGCACGGCGCACCTGAGTGCCCGGGATTGGGCGCAGGCCGGTACCGTTGCAGCGAGGGCATGTCTTGTCTATCGCCTTGCCATGCAGGCGGCTCAACTCCAGATCGCGGATCACCCCGCGCCCACGGCAGAACTGCGGGTGACAGGCCGCCCCGGGGGTATCCACGGTGCGGCAAAAGTGTTGCACGGCGAGGGCAGCCAGCGCCTTAAGCGCCATGCCGTGTCCTCGCGTCTTGTTGGCTCCCACATACTTTGGCGCCACATTGCTGCAGTGGGCCATCACGCCGCGCACTGCCACGGTGTGGCTCTCCCTGTCCTTGGTGTAGCGGGCCATAATCAGCGCCAGGCCAACGGCCTCGTATTTCTGCACCAGCCCCAGCGCTCCCAGCACATCTGCCTTGGTCAAATGACTTGCTCCTGTAGAGCGGGATTGAATGGCCTGGATCATCACCGAACGTGGGGCACCGATCGAGATTGCATATTCGAGCCGCATCAGAATGCCTCCAGTGACCAGTTGGCGCCTTTGCGCATCACGCCGACGAAGGTGAACATCCAGTGCTGCTTGGCGGCCACCTTGATCTTGACCCGGGCGTCATCCTCCCAGAACCCCTTCACCTCGTGCAGCTCGATCAAGCCATCCTTGCCCACCACCATGAAGTCAGGGGTGTAGAAGGTCTTATCGGCCAGCTTCAGCTTGAGCGGCTCGAACTCATAAGAGAGGATCTCCCCCGCCAGCATCAACAGGCGCAGGTGATCGGCATAGGCCTGCTCTGTCTGGTTCATCTTGCCTGGCACCGCCCGTGGCCGTGCCCTGCCCTTTACCTTCTTGTTCCCACTGTAAGGCGTCATCCAAACACTCCCAGGCCAGCGGCCTTGTTTAACGTCATCGCGACGTGAACCAGCTGGCTGCCGTGGGTACGCTCCCACTGCTGCCAGCCCTTGTTGTGCAATTCCATGTGCGCATCATGGCTAAGCGGAAAGGTCATCAGGTCGTTCGCCTTGCTGCCCATCACGCTTAGGCCGTGGCCGATCGCATGGTGCGCCTCGACCCCCTCTGTCTGGCCTGTCACCACGCAGGGCAGCTGGCGCACGAACGCCAGATAGTTGGCAGACTCCCAACGCTTCATCTTTGGGCGGGGGATGTGCAGCATCGGCGGATCCGGGTCGATGGCCTTCACCGCCGGCTTGGCGCGGATCTTGGGCCGCAACTCAGCCAGAGGGTCCTGCTCCAGCAGGGCATCCTGGTTCACCCGATAGCGGGCATCGGTATCCCGATAACCGCGCCCGGGCACCAGCACCCGCTCAGGCTCCAGTGGCGGCAAACGGCAGGCGTGGCGCACCACAGCGATCGGCAGATGCCCCTGCACCTTGTAAACGCTGGCCCACCAACAGAGATCTCGTGCCTGCAACTGGGCAAGCTGAACCCCGCACCACCCGGCGACCCGAGTCAGCAGCGCCCGCGCAATGGTGGTGGAATGCTTGGCTGAGTTGAATGGCAACTGACCATCCCGATACTCGTTATCGTGGTGCCAGCACAGAGGAAGCGGCAGCCCACCCATCTCGGTGGTGACTGTCTCGCCAACACACCCCTCGCCGATCAGGCACTGGCCCACGCTGCGCAAGGCCAGTTCGCCACCGGCAGCTTTGACGATATCGGGGTGAAGCAGCGAGTTGGCCAGATCGGGGAACTGATCCAGCAAATCGCCCCCCTCTGTGGCGGGTACCAGCATTGCCGGACGATTGCCAAGGGATGAGCGCAGCTTGGCCAACCCATCCCCTACAGCCAGCAACACCATCCCCATCTCAGGTACAAAGACCGGATGGGTCGGTGTCATCCCAGCTTCTCCACCATCTCGAGCTTGTCGAGCAACGGGCCAAGGCGAGCGAGCAGCTGATAGCTGGCGCTACGGCGCAGGGCGGATGATTCTGAGGCGATAACGCGGCGGGCGGCCTCGGCTGCGGTCAGGCCAGGACTGGCAGTGTTGATAGAGCGGAACAGCTCTGCACTGGTATTGAGTTCGGCACCAATCGGATTGGCGGCTTGACGCTGTAAGTGCTGCGTTCTGGCCGCACTGCGGCTACTAAACTTGCTCATGTGACCCCTTTACCTCACGGTAGTGGTTCAGCCGATCGCGAAAATACTCCTGGTACTCCGCTGGCTGTTGAGTGATGGCCTTGGCGACATCTGCACGACTCGCCAGACCGAGGCGACACTGCCAAACAAGGTAGGCCGCCTGCTTATCCAATTGTACCCTCTGACGGTCCCCTTCAGGAAGCCTCGCCAGATTGAATGTCATGGCCGGATACCTCGCTTTTGATCCTGTGCGCGGCACTGGAGGCATGATCAGCAGCAAAGGCCAACGCCTCCGACGTTATCCCACTGCTGGCCGCATGGCGCATAACCTCGGCGGTTCGCTCCAGCTCATACAAAGCCTTGGCTAGCTGCACCTCCAGCACGGTAGCATTGCGCACTACCTCCCCGTTGCTATCCACCACGAAATGAAGCGAACCGGCAAACAGCCCGCTGTAAGGCCACAGTGATAACCCGCAGGGCAGGCGCATCATGCCTCACCCCCAGCAAGCTGCTGCCTGAACGCTTTCAGAATGGCGATCAGATAGGCCGCCTCATGGCGAGCGTCGTGCAGGGCGTGGTGACGAACACCCTCGAATGGCAGCTGATACTTGGGATCGATGTCCAGCAGCTGGCGGCCCATCCAGACCACAGTGCGAAGGCTCTGGTTCCCACGAAACCACCAAGGCTGTTCCACACCCCATTGCCGGTAGGCATCTGCCAGCAACACGTTGTCGAACTCGCTACCATTACCCATCAGCTCAACCGCTGCCACCTTGTCAAAATGACGGCCCAAGAAGTTGGATAGGGCATTGAGGGCGTCGACCAGGAACAAACGGCCAGCGTTGCCAAACATCTCCTCCCACGCGGCAGGACTCTCGGCTTTCTGTCTTTCCCAGAATGCCATCGTGTCATCGTCCCGCTGGCGGCCCTGCGCCAGATCCACCCGGCAGTAGAACTCATCCACGAACTGCAGCAGCGCAACATCAACAATCACCCCCCCGATCGAGCCGATAACTGCATCAGTCCCCTTGCCAAGGGTCTCGATATCCACGACAGCGACCAAGCTCCGGTTACTCATATCTCATGCCCTTCTGGTAAATTGCTTGTCTCATGCCGCTACCTTCCCCAGTCCGACCTTTGCCAGCAGATCGGCAAACCGGCTCTGATACCAGTGCGGGGCAGTCTCTCGCTGGCAGCGCGGATCCACGATGTTTTTGCCATAGCGCAGCCCAGCCGGGGTGATCGACCAGAACTCCTTCTGCTTATCCGGTGTATTGGAAGAGGGGCGAGTCATCTTGACGAGCAACCCTTTCGACTCCAGCAGGGCGTTGAAGTAGCGGGCCGCCATGGTCACACCGTGCTGCTTCAACCCCTCAGTGGCGGAGAATGTCGGCCGCGAACTTCCATCTGTGGCATCACTCGGCGCATCAATTGCGTAACTCGGCAGCAGATTGGGCAGGCCGTGCTGGCGCTGGATGGTCTGCAGCATCCCCAGCTTGCCGGAGTTGCTGACGTTCAGCATACGGGCAGCAGTCTCAGCAAACAGCAACTCCACCTGCACCGCCTCCACATTGACCGCGGGACTGGGCGCCATCTGGTAGTGGCCTACCTTGCGCAAAGAGGGCAACACTTCATTCATCACCCAGCGCTTGAACGCCTTAGCGGCGGGCAGAGTGCTGGACATAATCGCCTGATACAGGCCAGCCTCAGTTATAAGTGACTGATTTACATAGTTTACTCCATTTTGGAGCACCCTCTTGCGCTTGTCCTCTTCATCAATCAGCTTGTTCATACTATTGGTTTTCTCATAACCAAGCGCCCGCGCCACATCAGACGCCACGAACCACAGCTGATCCCCTTCCTGCTCGATCCGGATAGAACCAAACTGCTCACTGCTGAACATCACAACTGCACTACTATCTCCGGCCATGTCACTCTCCCGATTGTCATGTATGGGGTCAGACCCAAATATTACTGTTTATTTATACAGGCAACAATCACCGTTTGTTAGGTGCTCAAGGTGGTATATGACCTACACCAGCAATGGCAGATGTTGGCAGACCATCTTCTCGCAAGCCAGGGCCGCAAAATCCAATTGCAGCAGCTCCAGCCCGAATGCGTGAGCCCTTGTGAACTCCTGCCGCGCTCCCTTGCTCTGCTGCCAACCCGGCAAAAACGCAACTGCCTCACACTCCATCATCATGGGGATGGCGATCCGCATAGACCTTCACTCCAGTCAGGTCGATCAACCCCTGCTCGTTCAGCTCTTTCGGTTTAACGGTCATGATGGGCCTCCTCGGCCAGATCGCGATTCATGCGGTTCAGCTTCACCAGAACCGCCTTTGCCAACGCCAGGAACAGGGTCCCGCACCACACCACCGCCAGCAGCACGGCCCGCAGTGGTGCGAGTAGCAGGCGGGCGATCTGACGGGGGAACATCACCATCACCCAACCAGCCGTGATCACCCACACCACCGGCGCCTGTAGCATCTGCCACCCTACCCCACCCTCATATGGCACATGGGCCAGAACAAACAGCGCCACAAAGACGTACATCACCAAGAAGAAACCCTTAACCATGACTGGCCTCTCGGGTCTTGGCCGCCAGTTCGCTCAGCTCGCGGCAGGTCGATACCAACCGCGGCTCATCATCTGGCCCGTCCCCATCCAGTGCGGGGCAAATTTCCTCTGCAATCCACTGGCGAACAATAACCACCAACATGGCCAGCAACGCCAGCCAAAGCAGTCCCAGTATCAGAAACATCCATCCAAGGCTCATCAGCTCCTCCCCCTCCCGGTGGTGGTGTGGTGGGCGGCGCGATGGAGCGCCACCCCGACGATCTGGGCCACGTCAGCAGCCCACATATCAAACCCTTTTGTCATCAGCAGTACAGGGGTCTCGGTGCATTGGACACCAGCCAACCTCGCCTGCTCGACCTCATCAATCCTGAGCACCGGCGCGAACCAGTTGCGGGTTGCCGTGTGCTGGGCGTAGTAGTGCATCATGATGCACCGCCTTTGGCCTTGGCGATGGCATCAGCGCAATGGTCACGAATTACCATCATGTTGTGGGTAATATTGCTGCCAGATGCGATACGGTGAACCTCCTCAAGCGCCTCCAGCAGCTCGTCGCGCGACCGTTCAGCGGCAAGAAATCTGGCACTAATGGAGGTAACAAGCCCTTTTTGCTCAAGCTCATCGTTCGATAGGTTGCGGCACGCATTCACGCAGGCCACAATACGGCGGGCATTTTCACGCTGTTCGTCACTGAACTCCCTGTCGTCAACATCAATCCACAACTTGGCGATAGTTCCACCATTCGCATGGCATACCTTGACGAAGGTGTCGCTGTCGTTATCGACTTCAACAGCGTTCCACGGTTCCTTTGTGTGTTTACTCATGACCCAACCCTCACCAGCTCAACAGCTTTGCCACGGATCCGCTCCGCCTCTGCTCGCGCCTCTTCAGGGTCACCAACAACCAGGTAGTAACCGGTATCAGTCAGGTATTCCGTCTCTCCGAACTTCTCCGGTGAAATTGCAACCTCGAGCTGCACTCGCTCCCCTACCCAGCCGCGCACCGGCGGATAGATGGCAACCCGGCAGAACTGCGCCTCACGCACATCGCGCTCAGCTGTCGCATTGAATTGACTGGCCATCACGCACCCCCTCCACGCTTAAATAGAGCCTTGAGCTGCGCCACACCACGCTGCCCTGCCTGCTGATAAAATTCCGGACTGTGCTGGATCTGCTCCCTGGTCGGCAGCCCCTTCATCACCTCGGCGTTCAGGTCTTCACCTGCCATCATCCGGCGCACCAGCTGGGCATAGGCCTGCTCGAACACCGCGCGGTAAGCGTCTGCGCTCAGCGTCTTGCGCTCCCAGCTTGTCGCCTTGGCGGCCAGCTCGACGGCGGGATGGGTATAACGGCGGGTGCGTACCTCAACCAGCGCACTATCCAGCGTGGGCAGGCCCAATGACTCAGGCGTCACCTCACACCACCGGATGAACTTGCTGGTGCTCGGGAAAAAGTCACCACCGTGGCTGCGGGCCATCCGCATCCCCAGTTGCAACTGTTCGCGGCTGGTGCAACCGGCATCGACCAGAGCGCGGGTCCACTCGGCCAGTGCGCGGCGCTGATGGTCGTCAGTGGGGAATGCCTGTTTCCATGCTGGGAACACCGCTTTGAGCTGCTCAAACAGGGTGGCAACCATCTTGGAGTCCCGATCGGTCAGCGGGCGCTGCTGCTGGGTGATGGCCTCCACGGTTGGCGCAGTGGCGATCTCATGCAGCACGGTGCTAAGTGGTTTCATGGTCATCAGAAACCCTCCTGCATGCGCTGGTTAAGTTCAGCGGCGGTCATGGTCTGGGTCAGGTCGGTGTGGTCATTGCGGCGCGGCGTGAAGCCCTGCAGGCCATTGCTGCCACCACGGTCTTGGCACTTCGACAGCCAGGAGTTGATAAACCGGTTGATCCCGGTCCTCGTCTTGCGCTTTGTCGGGTTGGCAATCAACCAGCCAGTCATGGTGCGCAGCTCTTGGGCAACATCGACAGCCGGATACAGGGCTTGCATCTGGGCGGCGAACGACTCGGTGACCGCATGCTCCCCGCTGTTGAGCGGCATGATGATCACCACTGGCTCTTGCGGTTCCGGCTGTTTAGCTGGAAGTGAAACAGGCTCAGCAGAAACAGATTCAATCACCACCGGCGTGGAGTCCGCGACAGCGGGCTCGGCGCTAATGTTTTGATCTTTTGTCTTTCTTGTCTTTTGAATATTGTCTTTTGTGTATCCCTGTTTCGGGGAAGGTGCTTTCCCTGTTTTGGGGAAACTTTCCTTCCCTGTTTCAGGGAATGTTTCCCTGTTTTGGGTAATGTGAGTTTCCCAATCAGAGATGACCTTATTGGGGCCTATTTTGCGGCCACGGCTCACCAATACGCCCATCCGCAACAGGTCGTTCTTGGCGGTGCTAACACGAGTGGAAGGGATGTTGGTCGCTTCGGCGATCTGCTCGTTGGTCATCCAGTCCATAGACTTGTTGAATCCGTAGGTTTTGCGGATAACGGCCAAGGCGACTTTGTACTGGTGCTTGGTCAGGTCAGCCTCAATCAGCGCGTCGAGCAGGTCGTTCGCCAGTCGGGTGTAACCATCATCACAATCTGCCACCATTACCTCCTGTGGCTTCACTGGTGTGCTATTGGCAGGGAATTGAATAACAGTGGCTACGTTACCCATGGCGAACCTCCTGCAGGTGCTGCAGCAGGCATTGCAGATGGCGCTGGGCCTGCTCGGGGGTCACCGGGATCTTGAGCCCGCTTTTCAGGCTGCCATAGACCAAAAAGGTGCCGCTGGTGCCATCAACCAAGCGCGGCAGCACGGCGGGGATCACCTTGCGGCGCTCGCTGGGAGTGATAAGGAGTTGATTAGCCATGTTTGCGCCCCCCCTGCTGGGTGGTCGCCACGGCGCAATGCTGGGCACGGGGAAAGGCCGGTGGTTGGGTGGCCGCCAGTGCGGTCGCCATCGTCTCATCGCATCCGCTGTACTTGGCGGCGGTTTGCAGCGACCAGCAGGCCAGATGTACCCGATCGTGCAAGGAGACCGCCAGCGGCGAGCCCAGCGCATTCAGCCCGTCATAGAGCTGGCCATCCCACGCCTGCCGGATCACCGCCAAATGTTGCATGGCGGCAAACAGCGCATCGCGCAGGTAGTTGGCATCCAGTTTGGCCAGCAGGGCGGGCTGTGCCAGCCGCTGCTCCATCGCATTGAAGGCCGCGATATAGGCCTCCTTGAACTCGGCAGCACGGCGGCCGGTAAAGCCCATCGCCACGAAGAAGAAGCCATCGCGGGTCAGTTGGTAGCAGGGCTTTTTGCGGCCAAGGCCATCGGTATAGGAGATGAGCGCAAAATTGCGCTCAATGAAATCGAGGGAGCAATCGAGAGTTTCAATCTTGCGAAGAACATCGCGATGGTTCTTGCCGAAGTATTCAGCCAGATCGAGTGAAGTGGTAACAGCTTGGCCGTTGAACACCCGAACGACGGGTGTAATGGGGGTAGGGACAGTAGCCATGATGGCAGCCTCCGGATGCGATAGGTTGTCACTACCGACCAGAGGTTCCAATCTCATGGTGGTAGCCCGAACGGGGTTGGAACTACCGGCGCATCCAGAGGAAACCGGCCAGCCCGAAGGCTGCCCCGCCCGAGCCACCATAACGCTGAGGATGCCGATCGCCGGGTAGGCGAACAGCACCCCAAATAATGGGGGGCGATCGCTGACAAAAAACCACGCAAGAGCGTGGGTCAGCTCCAGATGCAAGTTCGGGGTTCCAATCCCGGCTGCGGATTTTGCCGCAGCACCCACACTATAACTCTCGTTTGCCAATACGGTCAATTTGGACCACGCATTAATATCGTCCAGCTCGGTTTTATCCCAGACTTGCCCAATAGTCTTGATATCCGTATGATTTTCCATGTTCACATCCTCACTTGATGCTTGAACCATGGCCCCGACTGTTAGCGCAGTGCGGGGCCGCCTTATATCTATTTGCCAGTTGCTGCCGGCAGATTCCGCACGTTGGCGGCGGTAGTGCTGATCAGACCAAGCACATGCTCTGCTGCTTGGGTACCAATCCGCTCAATCTGGCTGTGCTCAACCCGGTCGATAACGCCGTCAGCACGGGCATCGTGGATAGCCTGCATCAGCTTGCCGAACACCGACTGGGCCAGTAGCACCTGCTCCACCAGGTCATCGTCGCTGACGACACCGGCCGGCAGGTCAACCAGCACCTTGCCGAGGCTGGCTGCCCAGGCTTCCACAATGCGGTGGTCGCCAGTGAGTTCTGTGAGAGCGACGGCTTCACCAAGATTCAGGTGGTGGCTGTCGCAATCCGGGTTCAGCTTGTTGGCCAGAACGGTCTCACCCTTGCCCATCAGGCGGGCGAACTCGCTGATGTTGTGACTCTTGCCGAGCAGATAGGCAGCCAGCAAAACATCCGGACGTGAAACCATTGGTTTACTTCTCGTGGAAGTTTCGGTTGTCTGTGTCATGATCTGCTCCGTGTTCATCTTTTGGGTTCAGTGCCGACAAGATATCGGCGGCTCGGTTCGCTAGAGGCAAGGCTGAAATATCGACTTGGCTCAAACCTTGCTGTTTAAGCTTGAGAATCCAGGTGGATGGGACCTTACCTCTCCGAAATGCATTGCTTACTGCTTCTGGCGTGATGTTCAGTGCAGTCGCGAGAGCACTCTTGGAGCCAAATCGAGTTATCAGGGTATGCATGGCGTCCTCTGGTCTTTTGCATCGACACAATAATAACCAGCGGTTAGGTAAAAACTCAAGAGCTTAAAGTTAGGCGGGAATCACAACATAATAACCGGACGTTAGGATATGAATGAGAATCAGACAGAAATGGCGCGTTACGAGTCCGACAAAATCGCATTCGCCCAGAGACTCAACCTCGCCCTTGATGAGTTGAATTGGCCGCAGAGAGGGCGAATTGCCCAGCTGAAACGCACTCTGCGCGAGGATCTATCTGAGATTTCTGTTCGAAAATGGCTTAGAGGTGATGGCCTACCTGAAGTTAAGAGGTTGGGCGAGCTTTCCAGAATTACCGGAAAAAGTGTGCAATGGCTGCTGACTGGCACTGACACCAATAGTGGTGACGTAGAACCCCAGCCATATCCTGTTTACAGGGTTCCACTGATTTCGTGGGTGAGAGCTGGAGAGTTCAAGGATTGCGGGTTGGCTCCTACTCTAGAAGATGCCGAAGAGACCATCACAAGCCCAGTACGTGCTGGCCCAAGGGCTTACGCTGTCGTGGTCAAAGGTGACTCGATGATCTCTTCACAAGGTGGGAAGTCATATCCTGAAGGCACCATCATCATAGTTGACCCCGACATTAAACCTGCGCCAGGAAAGAAGGTGATTGCCCGCTATGGCAATGACATGACGTTCAAAGAGTTGGTTCTGGATGCAGGCAATTGGTGGCTTAAACCACTAAATCCTCAATACCCCATGCTGCAGGTCAATGAGGATGTTGAGATCTGTGCCGTGTTAGTCTGTGCGGTTATGATTGAGTAGCAAATTGCGGCTCACCTTGCGTCGCAATTTGCTAGCAACACCATTTTGAGTAACGACTGAGCATCCATCAGGCTCTACTCCATCCATCCAAAACACATCCTATAAGCCCTGCCTTTAGTCGCCACTCATGTGGCTAGAAGGCATTGCATCTCCTGCCTGAATCCAGGCAACGCCTTTACCCCATCAGTACAGAACCAGACATACCTTCGGCCTCAAACGCCATATCCCGCCCCTGAACTACATCCACGACACCAATCGGCCAAGTTAAAAAAAACACAAAAACTAACTTTTGGCTATTGACGAAAAATATAACCGATATATCCTAACCACAAGTTAGGAAACAAACTGAATGCGAAAGACAACCCCAGCCGGAGGGCCAGCACAACACTGGCAGCGGTGGCCAACTACCGCTTGGGGATATAACACCGGCAACCGGGCTGACACACCTCCCCGCTCTCCCTTGGCAAGGCTTGAATGCGTGCCGACCAAGGTGACCGGAAAACATGGTCAGTGACCGGCTGGCAACTGGAAAGACAGTGAAGTGCGAACGAAGCGAGTGGCGGGTCTGACTCCCCAGCCACCCACCCGGTGAAAGGCCGGGACACAACTGGGATTGCATTGCAGGTGAGCCTAGGCCCATGGGGTACCGCACGAGAGACCCGGTGACCAGTGCAATCCACAGTTGTGGTGATAACCATCCCATCAGCTGCGAACAGCCGGGAGGTGCCGATAGGAAGTGCAATCGTAGGCCACCACCGCCAAACCGTCAGTTGGGCAAGTCGAAAGACCTCAGCGCTGACACCGGATATGGGTAACCGGCAGGATGCAGACCAACGAGGCGGCGCTGCAACCATGATCCCGCCTAGTTCGTAGCAATACGCGCAGCGTGTTTATCCGAACCGAGCTTGCTGGAAGGCGAGCGCACAACTGCATTGGCACTGCGCGACCAGCCGCGAAACTGGCACGGAGTGTATAGGCGAAAGGAAGCTTAAGTACCGAGGCTGAACCAGCACCGGCCCAGTGGGTTAGCTTGTTGGGGATGCCCTGATAAATATCGGAGCCTGCTTCTCAGTCAGTGCCAATGACAGTTGTGGTGAAACTCCTGCTGAGGTTTGGCTTGGCCAGTAATGGACCTCTCTAATGGTCTTGGAGACACAGGGAAAAAATAGAGGACGTTGTTGCCCCTCCTCCACAACGAACCCGTCATTCCGCTGGCAGCCTTTAACTGAAGCGAGAGACGCCGGATAGGGTAACCGGCAACCAACCCACCGCAGGGTTACGCGGTCGCCTGGTCACGCTGTGAAGCGCCACCAAGGCCCTCGCCGAGAGGCGACAGTTTCGAAATGGTAGGTCTGCCCGTGAGGGCGCACTGGTGCCGACAACAAGAACGGCTGACTCGCTGTGAAGCGCTCAGCCTCACCACAGGTGCAACGCATGTGGTTACTACTCCTGATGTTGATCTTGCTGCTCGGGCTGGCAGCTGACCAACAAGCAACACCAACCGTCACCTCCATGGCGGCGCCATCAAGGGCAGTTCCACCGCTCACGATGGCACAGGGCTCCAGGCCCTGCCAAACCAGCCCGACATGTTCTCTCCTGGCCCCGGCAACGGGGCCCTTATCCCACAAGCGATAGCGGCCCAACAGCGGGTCACGGCCTCCTATTGCCTGTCGCTTGTGTGATGAGTCCAATTTCAGAGATAGCAGAGGCAGCCATGCACCCAAGCGAGTTCATTGCCAAGCACATCAAGGCAACGCTGGAGAAAGAGCAATTCCCCCCCCCATGCGATCTCGCTGGGCGTGGCTGAAGCCAAGCGCTATTTCGACCGGACACCCAGCTTTGCCAAAGGGAAGGTGTTCGATGAGTGCCTCAAGGCGGCCCGCGCAGTAGCAAGGATCGCGAAGAAGGCGGAATCGGCCAAGCAGGCCAAGCCCTGATCCGGGGTACGGGTCGCAACGAGTGAGGAAAGACCATGACCAGCTTCTACAAAACCACTGATGCCAGTGTGTTAGCTGCACATGCCAGTTTTGAGGCGGCCAAGAACGCCCTGATCGACAAGGCAAACGAACTGGGGAAAGAGTTCGATGGCAAGCCGAAGTTTTGCAGCGATGTTCACCGCTTCAAGTGCGCTCACCTGATACTGAACAACTACCACCAGCGTGAAGATAAAGACCTCTGGACCAAACCTGACCAGAACTACCTCTCCGCCCCACGCAGGGGGAAGGTAAAGGGTAAGACCAAGGAGCAAAAAGAGCTGCAGGATCGCTACTGGGATATGTTCCCGGAGCCAGTGGAAGCTAACCCGCTTTACGAGTCAATGGGGCTGAATTGGGGCGAGCTGCTGTTCGGTGGTGGCTTCACCATGTTTGCCCATGATGGCGCCATTTACCTGCGCACCGGTGCCAAGGTTGGGCCAATGATGACCGAGATCCTGGGCAGCGAGTTCAACGCGGCTGAGCAGAACCTGAGGCAGGAGAAGGCAGCATGACCAGCTTCTACCTGCGCGATACCAGAACCAATGTAGGCAGCACCTGCATGTTCTGGGCGCTTAATGGCAATGGCTACACCTCAAACTTGGACAAAGCCCACGTCTACACGCTGGAGGAGGCCCAGCGCCACTTCAATGGTCGCCACACCGATGTTCCGCTCAGCAAGGCGTTGGTCGATGAGCTCGTTACCGTGCGGGTGGATCACCAGTATCTGGATGACAGCATGGCTGGTCTGGTAACAGGCTGTGATCAGTATGTGATCCACTGCTGTATCGGTGATTTCGACGGTAACGACGTCTACTGGAAGGCCCAGAAGGGCTCGACAGTATGCCTGTCTGATGCGCTGATCCTGACGGCAGAGGAGGTAAGGCATGCTCTGTGGAACGACGAGGTCGCCTTTTACCCGCTTGAGTACGTGAAGTCCATCAGCCGCCGCACATTCCAAGCGCGCAACGTCAACGAGCGCCGAATGATCACCATTGCCGGGATACGCAAGCCAAAGTGCCGCCGCGAGCGACCGACAACCGGCCGCACCCGCGGCAACTGCCCTGACTGTGGAAAGGTCACATGGGGACTTAACCCATACGAGGCGTACACCTGCGCCGAGGCTGCCAGAGAGAAGTATGGCGCCAGCCACATTGACGACTGCGAAGACGCAGCCAGATACAGCAAAGCCAGAAAGGAGCTGTCATGAACCACTACGCCAAAGCACTGGCAGAGCTCCAGCTCCAGCCTGACCACGAACTCAAGCAGATCGGCGACCAGTGGCAGACTCCCAAGCCGCTAGCCTGGGGCCTGTTCCACCACTTCGCCCCCACCCTGGGGCCGGTGGTGCTCGACATGTTCGCCGATGACTGCAACGCCTTGGTGCCGAACTACTACGATGCGGCCGACAACGCCCTCACTCAAGAGCTGGCATCCGACCTGCGCCGCCTGGGTGGTGCAGCCTACGGCAACCCGCCCTACTCCCGCCCCTGCGGCGATGGTGAGGGCAACCCTATCACCGGGATGGAGCCAATCCTCAACTTCTGCCGTGAGCAGCGGGCGCAGGGCGCCAAGATCATGCTGCTCATCAAGGCCGCTACCAGCGAAACATGGTGGCCGGAGGATGCCGACTTTATCCAGTTCATCAGCGGCCGCATCGGATTTGAGGTGCCGAGCTGGTACGTCCCGCGTGATCCGAAGAAGGACAAACCAAGCTCCAGCGGTTTCGCCTCCGCCGTGGTGATCTTCGATGCCAGCTGGCAGGGCGAGCGCCGCCCCGAAGCGCGCCTGCGCCGTGACGACCTCATCACCACGGGCCAGATCATCCTCGACATGATCCACCGCCAGGCTGTTGCGCTCAATGAAGAGGCCAGCCAAGCGATTGCTAAGTCAGTCAATGCAGAGCCCGCCATGCTGCAAGACCTGCCTGCAGTTGCAACGCCGGCGGAGTGGGAGCCTCCGGTGGCAACCGATAACCAGACCAATGAGGCCGCAGCTCAAGAGCTGGCTTTGTTGGAGATTGGTGAAGATAAACATGCTGAGCAGGTTGAGCAGGTCACGACTATTGGCACACATCACCCTGACTATGCCGAGCCCGGTCTTTATCTGGTTCGATATGTCGATGAAGTTGCCGAGCTCTCAGATGCAGACCAGAACACCCTGCGCAGCTATCTGAAAGGGTGGTTTGATGAAGGCGAGTCACCGTCCGAGATCTGCTATCGCCTGACGCTGGCGGCGGCCAACCTCAAAGCGGGCAAGCAGGTCCATGACGGCTTTGTGTTGCGCGGTCGTACTCCGACACTGCCACACTGGCAGCGCCACCCAGCTGTCAAGGCGGTGATCTACCAGATTGACGATGCAGACATCCTGACACCGGCCAAGACGTCAGAACTGGCAGGCTGGGTCATCGACAACCTGACAACCAGCTTTGATCTGGTGGAGCTGGCTGCAGCCAAGGCTGCCGAGATGCTCGGTAAGCGGGTTCATACCGAGCAGCAGCTCGACATGCTGGATGACACCCGTCAGCAAGGAGCAGCAGCATGAATCGCCTGATAGAGACCGCTGTCGCGCCTATGGTTGGCTGGCTGCGCGAGGGATATTCGCTCTGCGTATCCCTGAGCTGGGGCAAAGATAGTACCGCCGTGCTGGTGCTGGTGATCGAAGCGATGAAGCGGGCAAAAGCTGCGAGTATCACTCTGCCACAGTGTTTTGCTATCACCAGCGACACCACAGTTGAGAACCCGGCTCTTGGCGCCTTCTTTGAACAGATGTCCAGCGAGCTCGAGCAATTCTGTGTGCTTAACGAACTGCCGCTGGAGTACCGGCTCGTGACTCCTCCACTGACTGCATCGTTCCACTATGTGACCGTTGGTCGCGGTAAGTTGCCACGCTACCCAGGCATGAGCCGGGATTGCAGCAAGGATTGGAAGATCAACCCGATCGTCAAGGAGAAGAAGGCGCTGTCCAGGCAGTTCGGCAACGCAATTATCAGCTTAGTCGGCACTCGCTTCAGTGAGTCTGAAGAGCGTGAGGCTCGCATGCTGGCGCGAGGTGATGAGGCTGGCGTCATCCTTTCTAACCCAGATGGCGACCTGTACGCAGTGCCAATCGCAGACTGGGATGAAGTCGATGTCTGGACGCTGCTGCGCAAGTGCGACCAACGCATGGGCAATCCGCTGATCACCTCATTCGTTCGCCACTTTGATGACCTAGTGCTGCTCTACAAAGATGCCAACGGCGGGTGTGTATCCGGATTGGCAGACAGTCAGCTCAACAGTTCGGCCTGCGGTGCCCGTTTTGGCTGCTGGTCATGCGTCGCCACCGGCGAGCGCGACAAGTCGCTGCAGGCCATGATCGAGAATGACCACGACCAATACGGCTATTTGAAGCCGATCGCCGACTTCCGCGACTGGTTGTTCGGCGTCCGTTGGGATATGTCGGCCAGAGAATGGTTAGGCCGTACAGTTGACCCGGTTACCGGTCACATCGTGCTTCAGCCTGATTACTTCAGCTTTAAGACCCGCCGCCAGATCTTGCGCTGCATGCTGAGCATTGATGCTGATGAGTGCGCCTGGGCAGATGAACACAATGACGGCTTCCCGCGGTTCCAGCTCATCCAGCCGTGGCAGTTGGTCATCATCGACTTCATATGGTCTATCTACCGCGATGCACCCCATGCGTTTTCAGCGCTGTATGAGTATTACCAGATCCACCGCTGCGGCCGCCGCTACTATCCGGAGCAAGGTCAGCCAGCAGAAAAGGCGCCAGTACCAAAGCGCCGCTGGTTCAAGCCGCCGGAAGGGTTTGCACCACCTGATGGCATTGGCGGCCTGACCGACCCGCTGATTATTCATGCGCAGCGCCATGCTGGCATTAAGCAGCCCACTATCAAGGACCGCGTCACCGGGGTGGAAAAAGAGATCATGGCCTTCGACATAGTGCCAGAGATGGAGATCGACAAGAGCGAGGCACTGCTGTGGCTGGAGCATTTTATCGATAACCCGATAGCCATCGAATGCACCGGAGAGGACCCGGCAGAAGCCATCAAATTTTACCTGCATCACCGGATGGTAAAAGTGAGCCATGGCCAACCCGCCAGCCTGGATGAAATCATCCAGCGCTCAGAGATGTGGGCGCGTCTACAGAGAAAACTCAACGTCCCCGACATTCAGGCATGGGCAATAGAGAACTCTATCTCCGATGAAGAGCACGAGGCGATCAAAGCGTTCTATCCGAAATCGAGTCGCCATAACGTCATTTTTATGGAGGCAGCATGACCACCAACAGCCAGAAGCTGATCTGCAGCAAAGGCCTGAAGAAAGACCGATCGGCGGCCGAAGCGCTCAAACGCCGCCAGCAGAAGCGCTCAAACGCCGCCAGCAGAAGCGCAATGAAATCGAACTACGCAAGCTGGCCAGCCAGTATGGCATTGACCACAAGGAGATGCAGTGATGAGCATCGTGCAGGACATAGCAGAGTGGATTCACGGCAGAGAAGGCGGGGCCATCAGTGCCGAGGTGGCAGCCGAGTTCACCCTCACTGTCAGCGAGGCCAGCATTGTTATGGGGCAGATCCACAGAGAGTCCCGCTTCACTACCCGTGTTGAGCACTTCCGTCTGGTCGGGGATAACGGCCGTGGCCGCCACACTCGCCGCCTCTATGTTGACGTGGTGAAGCCACCGCAGTGGCGCAAGACCCCAGTGATAGGGACTTGCGGGGATCTGGTAGTCCGGTTCGACAGCGTCACCGACGCAGAGACCAAGGGCGGTTTTGTCCGAGTTGGTATCACCCGCTGCCTTGCCGGCCAGCAGGAAAAACACGGCGGGTACCGCTGGCAGATAGACACCTCTAAAGGAGCAGGAAAATGCACCGCTACAGCTACACCCTGAATGCCGCGACCGAATTGGGCTCTGCGCCAGATCGCCTGACCGGCACCATCGAGGCGCACCACCCGATGACCCACCAACAGATCAGGCTGGCCGCCATTGATAAGGCCCCAGCCCAGTACCTCAACTTCAACGAGCTGGAGTACCAGGAGATTGAAACGAGCACAAATTGAAGGGCTGGCAATTCTGGCTGGCACAGCACTGATTCTGGCCACCATGGCCGCGATGTAACAGATAACAACTGTCCGGGAGGACACGATGAGCACCAAACTCCACCAACGCAATTACCGCGATGATATGGCTCAGGCCATCCAGCAAGAGCAGTCAGGCAACTTTGCCGATGCGGCGCTCTCCTACAAGAAGGCCCAGCACCACGCAGCCAGCGCCAACATGCTGAGCAAGGCAAAGTTCGCCATGGCCCGCCGCATTCGCTGCCTCAAGAGCGCCAAAGATCCTGCGTGGCGTCTGGTAAACGAGAAGTTTCAGCAACTCCACCAGACGCTGGAGGCTCGCTGATGGCCAGCCGTGGTATCAACAAAGTCATCCTGATCGGCAATCTCGGTCAGGATCCGGAAGTGCGCTACATGCCGAGCGGCGGCGCTGTCACCAACATCACCCTGGCCACCTCTGAAACGTGGCGTGACAAGCAGACAGGGGAGCAGAAAGAGCGCACCGAGTGGCACCGAGTCGTTTTCTGGGGCGTACTGGCTGAAGTGGCAGGTAAGCACCTGAAGAAAGGCTCCCAGGTCTATGTGGAAGGCAAACTTCAGACCCGCAAATGGCAGGACCAGAGCGGCCAAGAGCGCTACACCACCGAGGTGCTGGTCGATAGCTTCACCGGCGTGATGCAGATGCTGGGCGGCAGGCCACAGGGTACCGGTCAGCAGCAGGCACCAGCCTCGCAGCCACAGGGCGGATATGGACGACCAGCCCAGCAGCCAGCCCAGTCCAACCAGAACTACAACGAGCCGCCACCCCAGTTTGACGACGATATCCCGTTCTTTAGATTCGCAGGACACCCATCGCTGATGAACTGCATCTGAGGCACGACAGAACAACCGGCGGCTCCGGAAGCCGCCCCTCTCGCCGTGAGGCGTAATGAAATAGGGGGCTCAAATGCCGTTTCATATCCTGACAGAACAGGAACTGGAAGAGCTTACTGGCTATGCAACACCATCAAAACAGAAAGAGGTATTGCAACGGAACGGGATTTATTTCGTTGAGGGAAAAGGCGGTAAAATCCGCACAACAAGCGAGAATATAAGGTGGCCGCTGCCAACATTGGCAGGGAGAGGTATGTCACCACGAGATGGTGATGGGTTTAACTTAGAGGCAATCTAATGGGGAGACCCAGAAAGTCTGACACTTGGTTACCCCCAAGGGTTTATAGGGGCAAGTCAGCATTTGAATTTCATCCTCGTAGCGGTGGAGCCATTCGCTTGGCTCCGCTTGCAGCAACGCAATCTGCCGTCTGGGCCGCATATGAACACATGATGGCCGAGCAGGATGGAGATACGATCAAACGCTTAGTTCATGAATTCTTTGAATCGGCAGACTTCAATGACCTGAGCGCTACGACTCAGAAGGATTATAGAAAATACTCCATACCCGTTATCAAGGTATTTGGCGGTATGGACCCGGCACGAGTCGAGTCACCACACATCCGAAAGTACATGGATAAACGAGGCCAAAACTCGAAGGTCCAAGCCAATAGAGAGAAAGCCTTTTTCTCCCGGGTTTTCCGGTGGGCATACGAACGGGGAAAGGTGAAAAGCAACCCTTGCCAAGGGGTTCGCCAGTTTAAAGAAAAGGCCAGGACAAGGTACATAACCGACCTAGAATTTCAGGCTGTTATGGACGCTGCAAGGCCAGCTGTCAGAGTTGCCATGGAGCTGAGCTATCTGTGTGCCGCTCGGAAAGGTGACGTTCTCGCGATGAGGTGGTCACAGGTCGGCGAAGAAGGCATAACCATCCAACAGAGCAAGACCTCAAAGATCCAGATCAAGGCATGGTCACCAAGATTGATCGCAGCAATAGAACAGGCAAAACAACTTGCCGGCTCGGTGGTACGTTCGTCCTATGTCATCTGTAAGCCAAATGGTACCCCATATACAGACAACGGTTTTAATGCTGCTTGGAGGGAGGCCGTGCTGACGGCAAGGGAACAAACTGGTTGGCCTATGGACTTCACCTTCCACGACATCAAGGCGAAGGCCATATCCGATGTAGAAGGTAGCAGTCGTGATAAGCAGCGGATCAGCGGGCACAAAACGGAGGCGCAGGTTGCAGCTTACGACCGTTCAATCGAAGTTGTCCCTGCTGTTGATAGCGTGAAAAAACGCTGA